GAGAGCGGGGAGCTCAGCCGCGAGACGACGACCATTCCGAGGATGTACAATCTACACGCGTTCGACTGGGTCTGCGAGGAGGGGCATCGGCGATATCAGGGGCCCCCCGATCCGTGCAAGGAGTGCGGGAAGCCGGTGAGCCGGGAACTGGTCTGGAAACCGCGGCTCGCCCGCCGGACCGACTTTGCGCGGTTCGACCGGAATCTACAGTTCCAGTACTGGGGCGCTTACAAGCGCCGGCCGGAAGCGCAACCGAAGATCGCGGACGTGATGTGTAGCGTGGGGGCCTGCTGGTTCCAGCTCAGGGACCGGTATCTGGAGCTCGAGGGACTCGACGAGCAGCACGGCGGCTGGGGACAGGTGGGCGTCGAAGTCGCGTGTAAAGCATGGCTATCCGGCGGCCGACAAGTCGTCAACAAGCGCACGTGGTTCGGCCACATGTTCCGGACGCAAGGGCGCGGGTTCACGTTCCCCTACCCGATCCGTCAAGCCGAGATCGATGCGGCGCGGGCCTACTCGCGCTGGCTTTGGGAGGGCGGGAACTGGAAGCAGGCGGGGAGACCACTCGGATGGCTGATCGACAAGTTTGCGCCGGTCCCGGACTGGCATGAGAGGGGAATCTGATATGGCCAGACACTCCATGTACGACGCAGTGTTCATCAAGAAGGCGAGCGAAGAACTGGTGCTGAGCTTCAACCTCACGGATTGGATGGACAGCGGAGAGACGGTAGCGAGCGGCCCGGACGCCACGGCATACGACCGGGACACGGGCGCCGACGTCACGGCCGACATTCTGGACTCGAGTAATGACGCCCTGGACTCGAACGACACGTTCTGGCTGTACATCCAGGGTGGGGACAGTGGCGACCGGGTCGAGATCGAGATCGACTGGACGACGGACGCGAGTCCGGCGCAGAACATGAAGATGGTCGTGCTTCTTCACGTGGACGGGCCATAGCGGCCAAAGAGGCCGGGAGGAGGATCGGCTGTGGCACTACGGACAACAGAACGGGACGTGAAGCGCGTGTTTTCCACGGCGCTCACGGAGACGGAGATCAGTCCGTACCTCAAGACGGCGAGTCTCGTGGTGGATACCTATCTGGCCGGGGAGGGAATGTCGGCCACACTCTTGCGCGAGATTGAGTTGTACTTGGCGGCCCACTTCGCCGCGTTCGTGCGAGATCGGCCGGCGGTCGAGGAGATCATCGACGAGGCCGAGATCCGCTACCCGGCGAACTCACTCGGGAAGAACCTGGACGCAACACCCTACGGCCAGATCGCGAAGAGCCTGGACTCGAGCGGGAAACTAAACGCGATCGGCGAATCCACGACGGCGATGATGGAGGCACTCGAGTTGTGGTGATGCCGGATCCAGTGCGCGCTCATGAGGAGTTGACTCGGATGCCAAGTCCTTACGGAGGAGAGGATCGAAGAGTGGAAAACCGGAGAGAGTCATGCAAGGACTGCCCGTTGATCGACGGATACTGCCGCGAACACGTCGTGATGTCGAGTTCCTGGCGTTGGCGGATGAACCTGATGATCACGTTGCTGGGGTTGTTGCTGGCAGGGACAGGCGGGCTTCTCTACCGCGTGGACGTGCTGGGGGACACGGTCCATGGCGCCGTGGTGGGCCTAGACCATCACCTGAGAGAGTATTCCCAGTTCGAGACGAGGATCGGTTCGGACACGAACCGTCTCTGGGAGGACGTTCGGGATATCCGGACGGAGTTGCTCAATCGCGGAAAGAGTTCCGGTAACCCAGACTTCCGTAATCGCGGGGAGCCGACCCGGTAATGTTTTCTCGCATGCGGGTGGGAGTCCCGACGTTGATCCCGGTCTGTCCGCGGTCGTACGAGACGCTGGCACACAATCTCGGGAATGCCGGGATGGGGCGATGGGGTGGGGCGGAGTTGGCGCTCCGGAGAATGGAAGACCACCCGATGGAGAAGGACGGGTTGCCGGGGTACTGGGTGGACGGAAGGATCACCCTCCTCCTGCAGGCGATCCAGGAGGAGGGTGTGAGGGCGAAGAGTGTGCTGTTGGCGCTTCAACCGTGCGAGGGAGGATGCGCTACGTGTCTCGGGCCTGGAGACGCTAAGAGATCGTCCGGAGCTCGGATAACCCGGCCCCCGGTAACCAGATGGTTTGCTCGAATTCGCGATCGGCTGCGGAGACATAGAGCGGCCGTCCGCCGATGGTGGGCCGTTGAAGTGTGAGAAAGAACTCCGGAGAGTGGGCGCCAGGGTAGTGGTGGAGGACGGGTATCGGGGCCTGATCGGGGTCGACCGGTTCCCACCCGAGAGCGGCCAAGCGGCGGACGGTGTGGGTCACTTCGGTGGCAGTAGGCGCGAAAACAGCAACATGATCGTGCGTGTCAAGCGTGAAGCAGGCGGTGTAGTCGGTTTCCATGTGTGGTCTCCCGGTCTAGTCTGTGTGTGGGACCGGAACCAGTCCCGGTCATCCCACGTGTAGACGGGATGACGGTTGAACTCCCCCATCTGGATAACTTCATAGCGAGTCATTCGGCGCGGATGCGGCATTCTATTTTCCCTCCTCGAGACCTTCTTCGCGACCCCTGTCATATCCCTCCTCGTACTTTTCCTCAAGACAGGTCTCGCACGGTTCGGCCTGGATCTCTAGGTTTCGATAGTTAAACGTGGACTTCAGATGTCGTCCGCAGACGGCACAGACAGCGTCGATTTCAAGTGTCGGCATTTTCCACCTCCCCATCTCGAATCATGTACACCTTCCCCACCTGGAGTGCAGTCTCGTGCGTGATGAGCACGATCTGCACGCCGAACTCCCGGCTCAATTCCTCCAGTAATCCCCGCACTTGCGCGGTCGCGTGAAAGCTCGAGCTCACGAACCGGAAGGGCTCGTCCAGCACGAGCACCGGCGCGGGCCGCGGCGTCGTCATCCACCAGACGGCGACCCGGAGAGCGAACGCCGCGATGTCCCGGATGCCGCCGCCCCGGTTCGTCAGTAGGTCCAGGTCAGCCGACTGGGCACCACTCACCCCTCCGCCGCGGACCTCGAAGTCCGCCTCCACCTTCCCACGCCGCGTCACCCAGCGCGTGGTGAACCGGTACTCAGTCTCGAACACGGCCGAGAGGGCGGCCGAGACGGCGCGGTCGACCCGGCCGGCGGTTTCCTGCTTCCAGCGAAACGCGGCGTCCTGGACGACCGCGAGGGACATCTCGACCGTGGTGAGCCGGGACTCGGCCGACTCGACCTGGGCGGCTAGTTGGCTGAGCTGCCGACGCCGGAGGTTGAGCTCCGCGAGGGAGCGCTCCAGCTCGAGTTCCTTTTCGCGGAGGGTGTGCCCGATGTCGGCCAGTCGGGGGGAACCGGAACCGGGGTTCACAGTTGAATCTTCGCGATCATGTTCTTGAGCTGGTTGACGGACGTCTGAAGCGTGAGAAGTCGGCTCGTGAGTGCCTCTTCTGCCTCCTCGAGGGACTCGTACCCGTAGTCCGCCTGGATGCGCTCCAGGACGGACTGGTAGGCGCCACGGGCGGCGTCCAGGTCGGACTGTAGGGTCCCGAGCTTGGACTGGAGGCGCGTCATCTTGAGGGCAATGTCGGGGTCGATGGGCATGAGCGGTTATCTCCTCTTCCGGTTGCGGTCGTGCGTGTCCACGTCGGCTTTCCACGCCAGCCGGACTTCCGCTTGCACTTCCGGCGGCATACCGGCCAGGAGAGCGCGGAGGCGCTCCTCGAACGGGACGGCGGACCAGGACTCCGGAGTGGGAGCTTCGGCGGACGGTGTGTCTTCGGTCTCGTCCCCCAGCCCGGACGTGAACTCCCGATGCACCGACCGCGACCCCCTCCGATACAACTCGACGACTTGTAGATCGAAGTCGTCTTCCACGTTTTCGGAGATCGGCACCCGGTAGACGTCGAACATATCCTCGGTACACTCCGCCTCCGGATCACACACGGCCACGGCGGGGGCGAACTCCACCTCATCCGCCGTCGTCCGGTAGATCGGGCCCGGGTTGACGAGCATCGTGCGCGGGTTCTCCGGGTCCTGGACAATGAATCTCACGTGGTGATCACCCGTCACGATCAGGTCGAACATCCCCTTTGTGCGGCGGATCAGCTCGAGCGCTTCCACCCCGAGAGACTCAGCTCCGGGGAACGGCGGCCTCCCGGAGTAGACGAAGTGGTGCAGCAGTAGGACGCGAAATCCGACGTGCGACGGCTGGCGGGCGAGCGAGATCAGGCGTGGCAGATCTTCTTCCAGCCGCCCGTACGGAATACCGTACACGCGCACTCCCGGGAGGGGGTCGGCCCATGTACAGTCCGAGAGGATCTCGACGCGGCCGCCGACCTCCAGGACGTGGAGTGGGGAGCGCTCAAGCTCCTCGATCCGATGGTGCGGGAGATCGTGCTGCCCCGGCGTGACGATCCAGTTCCGGATGTGGCGGAACGCTAGCGCCAGGGACGGCACGTCCGTGTCCCACGTGTGGAAGATGTCTCCCGCGCACAAGACGGGGGCACCGTCGAGCTCACGTTGGAGGTTGGCCATCCAGCCGAGCTTGGCGCCCAGTGTTTCGAGCGCGGGCGCACGCCGGCACCGGGGGCGCCCGGACCGGATATGTGTGTCGGCGGTCAGGATGAGTTTCATGATTCGTTCCTCTGAAAGAGTTTGGGCACGGCAGGAAATCGGGCCCAATGTGTAATCCTACCCCTGAGCGGAAGGGCCCGATCTCCGCGGCCGTGGTCATACCGGTTGTGTGGCCGATCCTTCCAATACCACTTGTCCAGAGAATCCTTGTTGTACCACGCGACGGCTACTCCATATAATTCTCGCCAACTGTCCAACCTGGAAGCCGACACGCTCTCGTGGTTCTCCGGATTGACGGCCGCCAAAAACCAGCCGCATTTCTCCTCCGGCGGATCAGATACTGGATGCCATTCAATCTCTGCTTTCACGGGTTAGCCCTTCGCCGGTCGGGTCTGGGTCGGCGGTTCCATTCTCGTTTGGCCTCCTGATAGAGTCGGCGTGTTTCCGGGATCGCGACGGCGGCGATCGCGACGGGATTCCCAGCTTTGTCGCGTTTGAGAATCCGGTACTGGATTTCCCGGCCGCGACCGGGGGGTTGGTATTCTTGCCGGAGCAGGCGGGCTCGTTTTCCACGCATGGGGTCGGGATTCCTCTTCAGCGGCTAGCAGTGATTATAGGACACCGACAAAGCGACCGTGGCACTCGTAGGAGCAGAACACGTAGTTGCTCTCGTAATCCCCCTCCTCTTCCGGTATCCGCGTGCCACACTCTGAGCACTCGACCATCCCGTCGAACTCTTCGTAGTCTCCGATCCCCTTGGACGGGAACTGCCGTTTACTCGGATCAACGATTTCTCCCTCTGGCGTCTTCGCCCACCAATGAGGCTGTTTGCCCCATACGGGACAATAGTAGTGTCCCCGCACGAGCGTGAGCGTCGGATTCTGCTTGACGGCTTCCTCGGCCAGTTCTCGACATCTACCCCGGTATTTCTGATAGTCGGTGAGGTTGTCCATCCCGGCGTCTCCTTCGTGCTCCTCGATCAGTCAACAACAGTCCCAGCCTGTTCCCGGAACGCCCGGGAACACTACTCACGTACGTCCCGCCCGCTGCAGACAGAGACAGTCCGGGTGTCTGATCCGACCATCGATCTGCAGCGAGCCCACACCACACGTAGGAGGGCGAGTAGGGGCACAATGCCCGGCTGGGGGTCTGATGACTGGGTAACGGTTACCGGTACTGGTTACTGGTTATCGAATAGTCGGCGACGAGGACCAGCTTTCCGACGCGTCCTCCCGAAAAACCGCCTTGAGGTCACCGCGTAATCGCCGGTCCGGCTTCTCTTTCCAGCGCCTGGAGGTCCACTCCTCCACGCCGGTCCGCGTATGGACTCGGATGGTTCCCCCCTCATAGACGTAGTCCCGGTAGATCGGTTCGTTCATCGGTCCGTTCATCAGCTCATCCTCTCGTCTCGGGTGTCTAGGCGTCCAGTCAGGAACGCGTCGGCAGATTCGACCGGCTGCCCGCACGTCGGGCACACGCTCAGGCCCATGCTCTGGATCTCGGCGCGCAGGTCCTCGATCCCGGCCTGACACTCCCTTTCCCGTTCGTGCGCTTCCCGGCCCCGCCCCACCATCACCTGCAGGTTCTCGATCTCGAGTGCGGCCTGTCGGTACTCGCTCCACACTCGGATGGCGGCTTGAATCGCCGGGATTCGCTCCCCGCACTCTCCTATCCGCTGCTCCGCCTGCCGGGCCTCCCGGACCCAGCTGTCGAGCCGGTCCACCCCCTTCGCCTCCCGGCTCACCGGCCCCCAGAGCTCGAGTGCCTCCGCCAAGGGCCCGTGCGCCGATTCGAGAACCGACACTTGCCCGGCATATCGCTTGAGAGACGCAATCTCCGCCCGTAGAGCGCCGAGCTCGTCTTCCTCGGACTCCAAGGCTTGGTAGACCGCTCTCGTCGCTTCCAGGCCGGATTTGGAATCCTGGAGGCCGGTGTGGCGGCTCTCCCACTCCGGTTCGTCGGTCTCCAGGATGGCGCGCTGCGTCCGGATCTCGGCAGCGAGGGACCGGCGCGTCGACTCCAGGTTCGCCATGATCCGGTCCGCGTCCGCGATCCCGTAGAGAGCAGAGAGGGATTCGGCCCGGGCGGCCGGCGAGAGGGAGAGGAGGAAGGGACCGTCGTCCTGGGCCTGGAAGTTGATCGAGGGGTCCCATCCGAGCGTCTGCGTCACGGCGGCCGGGACGTCGGTGCCGAAGCTCTTGTACTCGTGCTTCCCGATCCGGTAGCTGTTCATCCGCCCGTCCTTGATCCGGGAGACGACCGTCCCGTCGGCGAGCTCCACGTCGACGCGCGTGTGGCCGCACCAGGTGGACTGGAGACCGCTGCCGGTCGGGCGGTTGGTAGCGACCCAGTAGAGCGCGCGCCAGACGCAGGACTTGCCGGAGTCATTGGGACCCATGAGGACCGTGATGTCGGACGAGAGGTCGAGCTCGGTGTCCCGGTGGGCCTGGAAGTTGTGGAGCTTGAGTCTGGACAGTCGTTTCATCCTACAATTTTCCGTTTCTTGCTTTCTGCTAGTATCTGATAGCGGAAATCCTTCTCGTTCTGGAATTTACCGAGCATGACGATGTAGTGGTGGTCACACAGGGTGTATTCAATTCCGTAGAAAAACCTAGGTTTTACGTTGTCGTCACAACTGAACCTGTTTGCTGTTCCGTGTTCGCACATCATGCCCATATCCTCCCGCTCATGATGTCCCGGATCAATTCCCGGTCCTCTTCTCTCCTCTGCCAGGTTTCCGCTTCCCGATCCGGAACGAACTCCGCTCCTCCTGCGGACTCTCCGTTCTCTGGTCGTTTTGTCGCTTTCCGTCTCGTCGTCCCGGCTGTCCCTTTGAGCTCGGCGGGGGCGTCGGCCTCTGAGAACTGGTCCGCCGCGTGCCGGCCGTACTTCTGCGCCAGACTCCCGCGGCGGGCCTTGAGTTGATAGTGGTCGGCATCCCCGGCGAGTGAGCCCTCCCGGTCTGCCGAGGAGACTGGAGGGTCGACGCACCGGCAGTGAATCTTGGCGGCTCGTTGGCGAGCGGCGCATGCGGCGGGGAGGATGCGGATACCAAGAGGGCCGAGGGGGCAGTCGAGGAGATCGGCGGCGTGGGCGGCGAGCCAAGCGGCCGGGTCGGACTCGGGCGGACGGTTGGGGGATTCCGGGATGGGGGTGGCTGCTGCGGTCGACTCGGCTGACTCGGCTGACTCGGTTGCCCCCCGCTTCCATGCAAACTTCCAAGGATGACCATTCGGCGGCTGTTGGGACATCGCATCCTCCTGTCGCGTCGTCCTACTCGAGTTCGTTCCACCGCTTCCCTACCTTTGTGTCGACCGTGATGGGAATCCCCATCGGGATGCCCGCGCTCTGGTCGGCGGACTCCATCACCGGGATGAGCACGCCGAGCCAATCCTCGACCACGTCGTCCCGGACTTCCCACAAGAGGTCGTCGTGGATCTGGAGTACCGGGTACACGACCCCCTCGAATGCCGGAAGGATCTCGACCAGGTCCCCCATCGCCTGTTTCATCAACCCTTGCGCTCCTGATTGTATCGGCGCATTCCCGGCCTGCTTGAGCCCCTCCTCGTGGAGCTTACCGTCCACGTTCGGCGGGATTCGGCACCAAGGGACGCGGCGTTTGCGGCCGAAGAGGTCCGTCACCATGCCGGTCATCCGGGCTTCGGAGAGAAACGCTTCGATCATGTCGCGGACGCGGCCGAACGCCCCGAACCAGCGGTCGATCGCGTCCTGACAGCGTTCGACCGTCCAGTAGGCCGCGTCCCCCGTCTCGGCGACCAGCTGGCGCTGGAGACCGAGTGCCGAGATCATGTAGAGAACGCCGAAGCCGACACGTTTCGCCGGGTAGCGGTGCTTCTCCTTGTCGACCTTGGCCGGGTCGTCAATCCCGAACATCCACATGGCGGTTCTCGTGTGGAGATCATCACCGGAAAGGAAGACCTCCAGCATGTTGGGATCTTGACTGACGAACGCTGCTACTTTCATCTCGATCTGGGAGTTACCGCTCACGAGCCCGCTCTGGAGTACGAACGTGTGATCCTCCGCAACCTCCAGGTGACAGACTACTTCGTCTCTGTCGTGAGGTTCGACGCGATCCACTACGTAATTTTCGCTAACTCTCCGTCGACTCGCGTGGTAGCAAGTCCCGGAGCAGAACTTGGAGGACCGACACGGAGGTGCGTAAAAAATCTCCCCACACTGCGGACATGTCCGGTCCTCTCCTTTTCGTTTTCCGTAATTCGGATTCCCTTCTCCAGAGTACGACCGCCGCTTGGACAGCCCGACCCGGAGACCGTTGAGTCGGTTCTCGTCGGATCTCTCCCCCGCTTTTACGGTGGCCCAATAGCGTCGACCTCCTTGTGCGTGATTCTCTCTAGCCGGAAGGTATCTGAGATTGCCTTCTGTCCAGTTTTCTACGTCTCCGTTAATGTGATCCACGTGACAGTCATCCGGCTGTTCCCCATGTACATACTCGGCACAGATTCGGTGCTTGTAAACGTAAGATCGATTGGATCTCGTATACCACGTCGGGTACTTTGCCCGTCCCGCATGACCCGCTTTCACGTGTCGAAGTCTGTCGCCCGGTCTCAGATCCGCAGTCTTGACGCGATCTCCAGAAAACGTGATCCACTCGTGATCCGATGTACAGATAACGGGTTTCTTCCGGCCGCACAAATACAGTTGGAGTAAGTTCTGTTTGGGAACTGGGAACGAGAGTGTCCGGATCACGCTCGAGAACCGGAGAGTGTCGTCCGAGGTTCGGTTCGACAGGACACCGTCACCCGGAGTGACGTCCCCGATCGGCTTGATCCCGGTTGTCGTGACGACCGGTGTCGTGCGGACAAGACAGTAGTCGGCCGAGACCAGCGAGAATCCTTCGCGCGCGACGAACCCTCCCCGGATCTTCCGGCCTTCATCGGTCCGCACCGGGATCGCCATCAGGTTGGGGTTGGCGGTGCTCAGTCTCCCGGTACTCGTCCGCGTGATCCGAATGTCGGCATGGACGCGACCGTCTGAGCGCGCCAGCCGGGGGATCACGCTCGAGTAGGTCGACCGGAGTTTCTGGAACTGGCGGTACTCGAGCACGGTCAGGCAAATCCCGGACGGGTCGTCGTAGCTGAGCTTCTGGAGTGCCGTCGCGTCGGTCGTGCCCTGGTCGGGGAACTTCATATCCCGGTACAGCAACTCAGCCACCTGATCCGGAGAGCCCAGATTCACGTACCGACCCGCGATCCGATGCGCGCGTTCCTCCACTTCCGCCATCCGGCTGAAGAAGTAGTCGCTCAACCCCTCCATGTAGGGAATGTCGACCTGGAAGCCGGTTCGCTGCATCTGGTCGCAGAGCTTGAGTGCTCGCATGTCGCGCTCGAGCGTTTCTTCCATGCCGAGATCCGACACGCGACGGTGAAGCTCCGGGTACACTCGTGTGGTCGCGTCCGCGTCCCGGCCGGAGTAGTGGACGGCGTCGTCGAGCGGAATATCGCGGAGGTCGGTCCCTGGGAGCGTCAGGACTGGAGAGATCATGTCCCCCAGGTCGGTGATGATTTTCTGGACCCGAGCGGGGATATCGACTGAAGTGCCGTCCGCCGCTGCCTTCTCGATGTCGGCAAGCACCTTCTTGGCGCGACTCGCCGGTCCGCGAGGTTTCCGGACCTTCGGCTCCCCGTCCGCCGTGAAGGAGAGCTCCGGTTCTGGTGTAGGCCACTCCATTTCCACCATCCGGCCCAGGAACTCGACGTACTTCTCCGTCCCCGCCACTGCCGTGACGTCCGAGTAGCTGTCCATCGCCATGCCGGCGATCCGGTACGCGAGCGGCTTGAGACCTTGCGGTTGCCCGCTCAAGTATGCCATCACCATCGTGTCGAGCGTGCGGTAGGGGCGGATCCCGACGGACTCGAGGACCGGGAGGTCGAACATCGCGTTGTGGACGACCGTAGTGATCGTCGGCTTGGCGAGGACGCGGGCGACGAGGCGCATGAGATCGGGATTGTCGGCGGGAACGACGATGGCGTGCCCGGACTCCCAACTGAGCTGGACGAATAGTGCGCGGCCGTCGTAGGTTGTTTCCGTGTCGACGCAGATGGTCGCCCGGTCGATCCAGTTCGCCGCGAACAGTTCCGCGTCGAGCTCCATGTGATTGTTGATCAGACGGTATTCTCCGTTCGTCGTTCCGAGGACAGTGGTTCGGATCTGGTCCGCCGGATAGTCTCCCCGGAGGAGGCGGGCGAGCGTGTCGAAGCCGTCCATCACGACCGCCATGTCTTCCGGGGAGCGGAGGCCGGCGGCCGGGTGCATGATCGGGAGGAGGATGCGGGAGCGGCCGCCTACCGGGAGCCGGTAGGGGATGCCGGTAGAGAGCTCGACGGTCAGGTCGGCGGATAACACTTGCCGGATCGCGAACCGCCCCAGGAGGACGATCACGTCGGCCGCCATGTCGGCTATCTCATCCCGGAGCCAGAGTTTCCGGCACGTGTTGAACTCGATCGGGGTGGGGTCGCGGTTTGCGGGTGGCCGGCACTTCACCACGTTGGTGAGATACACGCGGTGGGCTTGGTATGCCATCCCGGTGCGGCGGATGAGGTGCTCTAAGATGCGGCCGGTGCGGCCTACGAACGGTTTCCCGTCGAGGTCTTCCTGTTCGCCGGGGGCTTCCCCGATGAAGGCGACCGAGGCCTGGTGGGGGTCGCCGGCTCCCCAGACGATCTGACGGCGGGTCGTGTGGAGGGGACAGGCGGCGCAGGTGAACTGGTTACGGGAGACGGGCATCGGGAGTCCTCACTGGAGCGGGAGCTAGAGTTGGGGGTCGGAGGTCGGATCTCGATCAGCTACCCGACCATCGTCATCGCTTTCCGGATCTCGGCGGCTACCTTCTTGCCGATACCGTCCACGGTCATGAGTTCGTCTTCGGTCGCCAGTGCCAGCTCGAGGACGCTTGAGTACCGCTCCCCGAGCTTACGCGCCCGATCCCAGCCGACGCCGTCGATCTCCTTAGCGACCCGCATGACGATGTTCGGCCGCACCAGGAACGCGTTCTTCGGCGCCCCCTCTTCCGAAATGGTCTTCCACGCACTGGTCGTCTGGTGGCGCTTCCACTCCTTCTGCCACCAGCTGTAGCACGTGCTGACCCACTCCCCGGTGTGGGCTCGGCCGCGGGTCTGGATGACGTGAGTGCCGGCGACTGCTCCGACCGCGACGAGAAACGCCTCCAGCTCGCGGCCCGTGAAGCGTCGGTTCCCGAGCGTGAAGGGCCGCCAGCCGCCCGGCCTCCAGGTCTCGAGCGTCCCCGTGTCCTGGTCGGTCCGCCAGCTCCCCTCGACGACCAGATACCGGTAGGGGAACTCTTGCGCCATGCCGATGAGCTGATGCCCCATCAGCCTCCCGGACTGCATGCTCGAGAGGAGATCGCTCAAGGTCTTGAGCTCGACGCCGACGAGTGTCGACCCGGTCGGACCGTTCCCCGCCCACATGCAGTCGGCGTACTCGAGCCGGGTGAGGGAGTGGAGAATCCCCGGGCGGAGGTGGTCGCCGAGATGGGAGCTCCCGATGCGGTCGTCGATGAGGATCACGTGCAGCGCTCCCCAATTAAAAATCCAGCATGACCGGCAAGAGCCGTAAGAGTCACAACCGCCCACGTCTCCCAACGGTCTATTCCAAAACCTGATAGGCCCAAAATCACCCCAACTCCTATAACTGGAAGAGTGAGCACTATATGCTTCAGTATAAATAGTCTCATGTACTGGACTCTCCTTCGAGCGGCTCCCCACACTGCGCGCACTGCGGTCGCCCCTCCATCCGGATCTCGGCGACCGTCATGCCGAAGTCCGTCTCGGCTTCCATCTGCTCGTCCAGGCTCCGGACCTCCATGTAGAGGAGTGGAGGGGGAAGCACCGCAGCATCCCAGTGCCCACACGTGCGGACCCAAGAGCCGAGAATGGTTATCGGTTGACCGGCCTGGTCGCGGGCGGAGGGTAGCGGGTCTCCCTTGCGTTCACTCATGCGCTCACGCCTCCCCTTCCGCTCTCCCGATCATTTCGCCGCGTTCATACCGGTCCAGGAACTCGCGTAGGCAGTGGACGACGTCGGACCGATTCCCGTTGCTCACGTACGCTCCCAGTCCAGGAGCGTCAAACTCGAACGTGAGCAGCACGAACCCGCGGCGCTCTCCGTAGAGGGTCTCCAGCGCCTCGTCAACCCCTTCCGCGATCACCTGGAAGCACTCCTCGACCGCGCGGATCACGCCGATGCTGGAGTGGAACTTCCCGCTCATGAGAACACCAAATCGAGCAGCGTCTCGAACGTACACATAGGCCCCTCGAGATCCATCCCGGCGAGATCCGGGTTCTGTCGGCTGTCGATCACGTGACAGCGGAACTCGCCCGTCTCCGCGTTCCGACTCACTTCGGCGTTACACTGCGCCAGGAACCCGATATCCGAGAATCCCGACCGCTCGTACTTCCCGTTCCACTTGTCGTTCACGTACATGCGCTTCATCTTGTGCAATAGGATCAGGTTCACGTCCGCGTCATACGCTTTCCGGATCAGCCGCCGCCACTCTGCGTTTACCGGCCCGTACGCATGCGGCATCACTTGCGAGAGTTTCCCGAACCGTGCCATCCGCAGGAGCTCCCACCCTTCGGTCGCCGTGTCCCAGATGAGCGTCCGGATCTCGGGGTGCTCCAGGACGGCGGAGTAGCCTTCGACGAGGCGGTCCCAATCGGACTCGGCGAGGGCGCGGTCCTCGGGCGGCTTGAAGTCGAGGTAGTAGATCTTCTTGTCGGCGAACTTCTCGATCACGCCCTCGGTCCCGATGTCCATGTCGATGAGAGCAATAGGGCCGGGGGCGGTAAGCGCAAAGTGTGTCTTGCCTTGTTTTTCTCGGCCGCAGATCGAGAGCAGCATCCGGCGCTTGGGCGTGGAGCGCTCCGTCGTGAAGCCGACCGATTCGAGTGATTTCATGGGATATATCCTGTCTGAGTGTCCTCCACTTGGTCGGGACCACTACCGTATCGAGGAAAGTCGAAACCGTATCTTCGTCTCCATTCTTTTTTTGCAGGATGTCTCCAGGAGTCTCGAGTCACAATCCAAGTTTTCAAACTCTCCATAGGCGCGTTAGAAATGTCTGGATCATCTAGCAAAACAATATCAACTTCTATCATTTGATCATCCGGCAGAGGTTCAAGCCATCGGCGTAGATCTCCTACAGAGTCTATTGAACGCAGCTGAAGTGATTTCATTCGGACGCCCCCTTGATCATCGCTTGAGTGTACAGTGCATAGTAAGTACCTCCTAGATCTCCGTTGGGCCACACACTCACCGACACGCCGCCCGTCGGTTTCCACCCGATCATCATGAGATGATTGACTACCGCCTCCAGGTCCTCGATGACCTCGTCACAGACGACCAGGTAATCTTGCGTCAGGTCCAATTCGGATAGCTGTTCGGACAGGCTGGGATCCTCCATCGGCATTGACTCCCTCCTCCTCTTCCTCCCAGGCAAAAAGAAACCCCCGGGGATCTATCGGCTGGTATCCGGTTGTCGGTTCAGCCTCCCCGGGGGGCTCGAGGTTATGAGGGACTGGGATTCCTCACTCGTTGGTCACTACCCGGCCGCCGACACCACTCCATCGGCGTAGTTCCAGGGGCGGCCATCCGCGCCCAGAAACTCATCCGAGAACACGAGCTTGAGCACGGCCGCCTGGTGCGGGTTACCCTTGATCACCTTGAAGCACTCGGCCGGGAGCTTCGTTTTCTCGAGGACGGGGGACTCGGCCAGGAGCTGCAGGATCGTCGCGACCGCCACGTCCTCGGCGCCGCCCTCTTCGGACTCAGCCGTAGCAGCAGCGGCCGCTTTCCCGGCGCCCTTCCCGGCGGCCGTCTTCCCTCCTCCAGCCGCTACCTTCCCGACGCCCTTCGGCAACTCCTTGATCGACTCCACCACCAGCAGCGTCCGGTCGTACTCCTTGCCGTCCGCACCCTTCCGCTTGTCGCCGCCCTCGAGGCCGGCCCGTTTCGGCTGCGCCTTCTGAATCATGTGGGCCTTGGTCCCCACGATCACCGTGATGTCATCGCCGAGCTTGCTGGCCGGGAAGCCGGCATTCACCAAGCTCGTCAGGAACAGGCTCCCGTTCGTCGACTTCCGAATCCCGGTCGCGCCGCCGACCGCCATCAGGCTCTTGCCGTCCTCGCTCGGCATCCAGTCGTTGGCGCTCCCCATCGAGTAGTACTGCTCGAACGTGTCGCCGCCGTCGAGCTCCATCGTGAGCTTGAGAGCGGGGACCTGGACGGGGGACTTTCCCTGGTAGTCCCAGAGCTCGAACGCGGCCTCCTTGAACACGACGTCGGCATCGTCCAGGAGTCCGCCCTCTACGAAGGTTTCCGGGTTGAGACTGATTCCTGCCATGGGTAGTTCTCCTCTGTGGTTGGTCGGGGGAATCGATTGCCCCTGATGAGCGTGCTGCGTGTCACTTGTCGCGGCTCGCGGCTCGCGGCTCGCGGCTAATAAAGTGGGGGGCTTCTCACCCCCCTCGAGGGATTCGCGTTTTCGTCGAGTTCTCCTGCGGGCGACCGGAAGTGCGCGTTTTCCGGTCCATCCCGCTGCGGCGCGCTACCGACTTGAACTGGACGATAGGGTATCCACCCCTTAAGCTGCCGCCCATCGCGCTAGGTTCTGGATGTGGTTGTGGCTCCCTGAGTTGTCGCCTCCCCGTCGAAGGTTTGGTCGCGCACACTGGTTGAGATTGCAAGGGTTAACCGGCTGACGCACTCGAGACAGAGAACCGGGTGCATGCTCCAGCCGGGTTCTCGGCCGATCGAGAGCCGATACAGAGGCTCGAGCGTGATTCGCTCACATGTGTGGCAGCGGATGGACTGGATGTCCGATCCGTCGGGCGCCACGGTTACCTCACAGTCCAGAACAGGCCGGACGTGGTCCGTCCGATCGGTCAGCATACCGTCCCTACCAAATCTCCCGGGGCTCGGGAATCGTGGAGCGCTCACAGTAGCCGTCCATGAACCACTTGGGCGCGAACCGTCCGTTGCGTCGCGCGAACCACTGGATGTTGTCGTCGATGATGAGGTTCTCGCACCAGTCGTCGGCGGACCGTACCCCGCGCCCGCATGCCTGGACAAGGGCGCTCATGGCCAGGTAACCCGCATAGTCCGCGTCCCGCGCCATCCGGGCCTGCATGACCTTGCTTGCGGTGTACGGGTAGGGGATCTTGCCGAGCACCTGGTAGCGACACTGGTCACCCGGTAGGTCGATCCCCTCGGTCGCGGCGGGGCTGACAAGGATCTGCGGCGGGTCACCGCTCAGGTACTGAGTCACCGCTGCTGCCAGTCCGCCGCTCGTGTGCCCCACCATTAACTCCGAGTATGCGCTCCTCTCGAGCACCAGCTGTGATCGCGAGTAGCTGACGGTATGAATAACCCCCTTCCTGTCTAGGCGTCCACCACAAATCTGGTCAATGCGCCGCACCCACTCCATCATTTCACTACGGGTTGTCCGGTGATTGACACGGACGGTGGGGACCCAGGTTAACCGACGGTTATCAACCGGCGTTCCATGCTCATGCTCCTGCCAGTCGAGCTCATCCGCCGCTACGCCGAGAAGCTCGACCGTCTTCCGCGTGAGCGTGGCGCTCGTGAGTAGCACTCTCGGAAGGTCGCCGAACAGCCGCGTCTTCCCTTCCCCGGTCCCGCTCCAGATCGGCGCCATGTCGATCCCGCCCGGGCCGCCGCCGTTCTTGATGCGCTCCGCTACCCAACCTTTCCCGGCCTGGGCCGCCGACTCCAGGAGGGACTTGGCGCGCAGGAACCGCCGGATCGCGGACGGGTCGTTATTGGGCGGTGCCGGAAGAACGGCCGCCCGTTCCCGAGCCCAGGACGCGATCTCGGCCGGGTCCTCGGAGTCGGGGAGCCGGGTCCGGATCGTCGGCTCCCTCAACCGGACGGTGAGCGCCTCGTCGAGCCAATCAGTCGCCGTGTGGGCTTCGTCGAGCACCAATAGGTCGAAGTCCCTGAGATCTGCCGCTCGAGCGGTCAGCCAAAACGCGTAGTTGGTGATCACCAGATCGGCGAGCTTGGCGTACTCGATCTGTAACCAGTAGCGGCAGCCGTTATCTTTGTACGGACAGCGGACGCGCATCCGGCAGACGCCCGCCTCGGCCGTGTGGCGGCCGCCGTGGTAGAGACAGGGGAACTCGGACCGGCCCTTGACCGTGACGGCGTCCGGGACGTCGCGCACGAGCTGATCCTGGAGTGCTTTCGTGGAGGTGAGGACGACGGTGCGACCGATGAGCTTGGCGGCGGCGAGGTAGACGAGGGACTTGCCGAATCCCGTGGGAGCACTGAGACCGGAGAATCGAGTTGACTGGCGGCTATCCGTGATCCTGGCAATGGCGGGGAGCTGGCCGGGCCGCCAGGATGGTTGACGGAATCCAAGATGGGATGGTTGCATATCGGTGGGGAACATCGACTCGCTCCCTTCTCTGAGCATTAGAAGATGGGATGCCCCAGGACTATGGCCACTCGCCCTGTTTTTCATCACCCGGGCCTCGAACCCGGATCTCCTGACCTACCCGCCAAAGGGCAAGATATTGGCTTCGTGCCAGACGCCTTTCGCTTAGACCAGTGACGGGGCACCCTACAAGTGGTATCCTCTTTGTCGCGTGGGCTCCCCAGGGAGGCTGACATGGGAGCATCTGGCCGGGCACTGCGTGGAGTCCCCCCAGCCCGGGAATAACTGGGGACCTAGGCCTCCCGCTTTTCACTCCCGGTGGTCACTTTGAATTTCATTCGTCACTCTCCTCCTTCCGCTTCCCGATCCCGCTCCGGGAACAGCACCACACCCTTCATCAGGTGCGAATACCGCTCCTCCAGCGCCTTCTGATACTCCTCCTTCGCCTGACAGTCCGGCATGAGCGCTATCTGGTGCTTCACGTCCAAAATCAACCTCCGCGCCTGATTCTCCCGCTTGGCCGCGATGTGCTGACTCACCAGCGTGTGCAGCCGGTCGAACACCATGTCGAACTCAACCTGGAACTCGTCCTGCCGGACGAGCTCGAGTATCACCTCCACCTGGCGCAACACGCTCGGGATGCTCCCGTCCTGCGCCTCCAGCCACTTCAGGTGACGCAAGAGGGCGTGTCGGTACAGATCCCCCCTCGAGCGGTACGGGAACTTCTTGCTCGCCACGACCGAATCCAGTTGTTGCGCGTGCCCCGGCTGGATCCGGAACTGCACGCGTGTGTTGTGGCCGCGGACGTCCGAGGCCGGGACATTGAATTCCTTCTCCCTGGGGTCATACACACGGAATCCTCCTCGAGCGAATGGTTCTCGGTAGGGTGGTGGTCCGTCTACTCGTCCGTCAGCCGGTCGTTCGGGTCGTCCGGGTCGTCGGGCTCGAGTAGGGACAGTCCAATCTGGAGCTTCTGCACGTGTACTGGAGTGGGGTCGGGAGAGGGAGTCTTGGGCGCCGTCGGGGGAGTCTCTAGCGGTGGCGGCACCCGGGGAGGTGGAACGGGGACCACGATGTCGGACCGGTTCATGTAGCGGCCGCGGACCCGCTCCTGAATGTACTGGTGAACCTCGTCGAGCGAGCACTGGAGTACTACAGCCAAGCGACTCAGGCACTCGAGCGACGGGTTGCGCTTCCCGGTCATCAGGTAGCTGATGTGGGCCGGCGTGTATCCCGTCGCCTCGGCGAGCTTCCGGTCCGATATCACACCGGGGCGGCGTTGCGCCCCGAACACGACGCGATCTTTCATCGGTACGTCCTCCAAGGAATAGCCGGTTGCGGCCGGGTCGTCCAGGTCCACGTCCCGGTCGGTCGACTGCCCCTTCTGGTGTAGGCCTTCCGGCGTCTCGGCGTCAAGGTAGCTGCGGTTCGGGGTCGAGAGCAGCCGCGTGATGGACTGGAGAGACCGAGCCACGCCCGGCGGGTCTCCAGCTTCCACTCGGCGAGTGAACTCAGCCCGGCGGCGGTCTTGGTCGGCCAGATAGGCAGCTTGGCGGCTCGTGATCCAGTCCCGCTCGACATGGACAGAACGGGCGAACGGGAGGCGGGGGAGGGAGCTACCGTTTCCGTTCCCCCGCTTCCAGCGACCGTTCTGGTCTCGGCTCCGATCACCCACGGCGGCCAGCCGACCGGGTGGGTTCCGGGCGCGCCACGTAGATGGCCGCCTCGTGGTCCACGCCGATCAGGTCGTAGAGGACAGTCATCGTGTCTACCGGGACAACCGACTCGGTTTTCTGATCGCGGCTCCGGTCGAGCACGTGGACCGAGAACTCCTGCGGCAATCCCGGAAGGATCTGCAGATCGCCGTCCTTCGGGCCCCCGATGAATCGCGCTACTATGCTTCGAGGTGTTGATCGCATTCTAGTTGCCTCCTCCGGCGTTCTCGCCGGTTGATGATTTCCGTTTCTCGGTTGGCATGATACCAGCGGAGCTTCCGAGCCCGGGCCCTCTCCTCCCGGGACCCGTAGTCGTCCTCGCGCATGAGGTAGCGGACGATTGCGTCGGCCCGGTCGGCGACCTGGCCCATCATCTCGCCGATCAGCTGAGAGTCCACCATTCCGGCACAGACGCCGCAGACGAGAAGCCGGTCGAGACAATGCTCCTGGATCTCCCAGACGGGGGTGCCGGAGCGGAACTTCTCGATGGTATCGCGGGCGCAGGCGCGGAAGCTCCGGCAAGATTTGTCCGAGATCGTGGCCGACATTCGTTGACAGTGGATGTTCATAGAGGCGGTCTCCTTGGAAGCTCGAGAGTGGAAGAAGAGAAACCGAAGTGTCGCAGAAGTGTCGATCATCGGTTCGCGCGTGCTTCCAGGACCGCCACGGCAAGCGCATACCCCATCGCTAGAGTCCCGGTCGTCGACGCCATCGGAGCGAGGTTGAGTGGGTCCCCTTCCACCGTCACGGGGAGGTGGAGAACCGCGTCACTGGCGCGCCCGAGCGTGGAGTCCGGTCGGCTCGTGATTGCTATCAGTGGAAGCTTGAGCCGCCGTACTGTCGGCAAGAGGGCCAGCACCTCGGCTGTTTCTCCGGAGCGCGAGACGGCGAGGACGGTGTCGCCGGGGCGCAGAATCCCGAGGTCTCCGTGAACCGCCTCGGCCGGGTGGAGAAAGAGTGCTGGAGTGCCGGCAGACCGGAGATCCGCCGCGATCATCTGCGCAAGGTAGCCGCTCTTGCCCATCCCAGTGACGACTACATAGCCGCGGGACGCTAGGATGAGGTCCACGGCGTGGGAGCATGCGGCCCCTAATTGGTCGGCCGTTCTCTCCAGGAGTTGAGCGGCCGTCTGGAGGACGTAGTCTGCCGCCCTCATGCTGCTCGCTCCTGTTCCCGTTCCCGCTCCCGTTCCCGCTGCCGGCGTTCATGTTCCCGTTCCCGCTCCCGGCGCTCTCTTGCTGCCCGCCGACCCGCTGCTTCCTGGTCGAGCCGCTGCCGGGCACGACATCGGCGGCAGGTGACGGCCGACCACGCCGTGACGACACGGTAGATGGGCTCGGGCCACTGTCGGCCACAGTAGGTAATGGCGGAGAGGCGGACGCCGGGGACAGGGCGAGTGTCTCGGGGGATGGTGACGCCCGGGACGCCCAGCTTGGCGACGGACGCCGGGCGATGAGTTCTCTTTCTACGGTATCGAACGGACATGATGGAATCTCCTCTCGAGTAACTAGTCGATGTTGAACTCGACCGCGATCTGTTCGGCGCCGAATACAGACTGGTGGCCGCACATTAGGCACGGGTACTCGCGCGCGTCCGGTTCCACGCCGGACGTCTCTGCACCACAGTGAACACAGACGCCGATGTAGTCGTCCTCGGCGGCCAGGGCCAGCACTCGAGCAAGTGTGATGGATGAGTGGATCTTCATAGTGGATTCTCCTCTCGGGTCAGTCCTGCCCGCGCCCATGCGATAGACGCCCGCCCCTCGGACGGCCGGATACCCGCAGTGCGGACAGAAGAACGGTTCTCGGTTGGCGATCTCCGTCTGAGGCCAACCGTCCACCTCCTCGGTAAACTCGTAGTCGTCCCAGTCGCACGCCGGGTTCTCGCAGCGGACGACCCAGGGGATGCGCCGCGGTCGAGCGGGGGCCCCCATCACCCGTCCGAGCGGCAGAGAAAGTCGACAACCCAGCTGAGCGTGAGAACGGCCGCCAGGACTGAGAGCCGGACGACCCAGCCGATCGTGGAAAACAGTAGCGACAGTAGCGTCAGGATGGACACGGCTATCCTCCAAAGTATTCGAGTGACCGGAGAACAATCAGCAGGCACCCGAGCTGGGCGACCGAATATACCCAGACACGACCCACTTCCCGGTCGATGGACAGTAGTATCCCGAAGACGGTCCAGCCGGATACGCCGCCGAAGAAGGCGGCCAGGTAGAGTGCGGTCAGCAGCATCGTGAGGAATCCTCCTGAACGGGTGAGAGTGAGAATGACAGTTAACCGTTAACAGATCGACGCCGGGCCCCCACGATATCCACGCTGGGGGCCCGGCGTCAACCGGGAGTCGGGAGTAGGATTACCGGCTCATGTAGACAGGCAGCAAGATGCCGAACTCGTCCTCGACCGGATTGGCCGGCGTGACGCGGATCGCGTCCAGGTTGGACTTCCCGAACTCGAGCGTCACGTGGTGGTCACTCGCCCCCAATGCTCGCGCCAGGTTGAACAACAACTGAGCATCCAGCGTCACGCGGTAGCCGGACGGGCGTCCCTCGTCCGGGAGCACGTTCGGGTAGTCCGGGTATGTTGGCGCGTCCTCTCCGGTCGGGATCGCCCACCCGCGGCCGTCAGGGGTCGACACGGCCCGTTGTGGCTTTCCGTTCTGCTCCCCGACGGCTAGGCTCAACTGGCCGTGGTTCGCTTTCTTCTGCGCGTGCTTCAGCGCGTCGGGCGGAATCAGGAGGCCGGGCTCGGTGACAGGGGGAACCTCGGAGGTCTCCGCCCCCGTCTCGGCGTTCATGGTGGGCTCGACCGGGACGAGCGCCAAGATGTGACCATCGGTCGCGACTGCGGTCGGACGACCGTCTGTGGCTCTCCGGTGGACATACACGTGTTGGATCGCGGGACGATCTTCTCGCGACACGGCGAGGTCGAGCTTGAAACGGGGGTCGATTCTCATGGTCGGTTCTCCTTGCGTGGGGGGGGGGGGTAAACGAGTCGTCAAAAACAGGAAGCCCCTCTGGTGTTGCGCGACCTGGACTTACGCTTGTGGGCCCGGCACCCGCGCGTGTCCATCGACGGGGCTTCCTGGTGCCCGGCGCGAAAACACCGGGCGGCGTTCGGTTTCGGTTCAGGCCGGCTCAAGGTGGAGCTTGTCGGCCGGCCACAGGTTCGACGACAAGACGTGTATCGGCTCGTCGTGTCCATCCCAGAGGACGTGGGCCACTTGTCGCCCGCCGATTTCCAGCGTCCCGTCCACCGTCCCGCGGAGGAACGGAACCTCTCCGGTGATCATGCCGGTCGATTGGAGGAACGTACGGGCATAGGCGACCCGGTCGCCTACGTTGAACTTACGCCCTCTCACGGTTCCACCTCCATGAGCGCCCCGCGAATGATGTGCGGCCATCGGCGGAAGATCAGCTGAGCTCTGGCAGGATGATAGTCGTGGTTTCTGGCATAGTAGCCCCTTAGTTGGGTGTTCTCGTTCCAGGTGTTCGGGATCCAGACAGGCGGAAGTGTTCGCCGGAGCCACGCCGAAACGATTGCTTTTTCCCATGCGGTTCTCATCGGATCACCTCCTCTTCGGATGCGTCGGACGCGAGCTCCAACTTGAGCTCTCGGATCTTGGCGGCGGCCTCTTGCGTGGTCTGGAAGTACCACGGTCCGGACTCGTCCCCGAGCTTCTTGCCGGGGCGGTTCGTGTCGACGATAACGATCACCGAGCGGCAGTCGATGCGGTCGAAGTCCCAGATAATCATGGTCGGTTCTCCTCCTCTTTCTCGAGCTTGGCGACATACGCTTCCGCCTCTCGGATAGCGCGCTGTCCCGCTGTATTTCCCTTCGGTTTCCAGCCGAGGTGACACCGCCCCCAATCCATGACGACTTCCCACTTCTTGGTGTTTCGGATTGCGTAGGGGTGATCCTCGGTCGGTCCTTCCCGGTGGCGCATGACGGCGACGTGGAGATAGGGACTCGGGTGTCCCGAGATGGACGCACTGGATACTCGGACGTGATAGGTTTTCATGAGTCGGTTCTCCTTACAGGAATTGGGGGGGGGGGTGAGTGGAAAAGGAGGGGGGAGCCCCTAGTCGAACCGGACTCCCCACCATGCGTGACAGTGTGTGAATCGGTTGACCGGTTACCGGTCGTCCGCAAACTTCGCCCTCCAACGCCGAACCTGGTCGCGGCCGTCCCGGCTGAACGGATTGAACAGCACACGCCCACACGTCGGGCACCGGAAGGTCGGCGGGATGAGACTGTCAGACCATGAACCGGCAAACCATACCCGCTCTCCGCAACCGTCGCAGCGGGTCGAGCAAGTGGAGGACTCGGTGCAGCTGCAGCCGCACCAGTCCGGGTCGGTCATGTCGCACCGGCAGGGGAAGCGCTCAACAGCTTCAGCGGTCGTCATGGGGGTTCGCATCGGGGCGTCTCCTTTCGATTTTGACGGCCTGCTCGGACGGGTAGCTCCAGGCCATGGGACTCCGGGCTGAGCGTTCGGTGGCGTGGAGGGTGATCTTGTGGAACAGATTGCCGTCTTCCGGGCCCGGGCGTCGCGACGCCCAGTTCCAACGACCGATGACGCTACGACTCACCAGGATCAGCTCGGCGCCGTCGGTGAACCGGGCGATGATACGCTCGGTGTGGTTGGGGTTCTGGGCGGCGTAGACCGCGGCGAGCGGCTTACGGGCGGTCTCTCTGGTGACGTCCATCGTGTGCTCCTCTCGTGTTGGGTTGGCGTGCTCAAAGTAGGCCCCTGGAGGATACCCGGGGGCCTACCCAAAACCGTCAACCGTTCATCGCTTCGCCCCAGATGAACGCCAACTCTTCCCGGGTGTCGCCGTACAGGGACAGCGTAAGGACTTGCCCGTCCGCCGTCGTGACCCGTAGCGTCCGGGTCCAGAACTCCGAGCCGTCGTCCCGCGTGAGTCGCCGGGGCTTGGAGAGCCGACACTCCGTCACGTCGTGGGCGTGGACGCCGACCGTATCGGCCGGGCGACCGGTGGAGTAGGTCCCCAGGATGCGGGTCACGTAGACGGCGGAGGAGCCGTGGCAGCGGTCCAGAACGGGCACCGTGTGCAGGTCCGCGGTTCTCGGTTGGGTCGGCTGGGTTTGCATGGCGTGTGCTCCTTAGCGGTCTCGGGTTACGTGGACACAGACACTGGTGGGCTGCCCAAAGCTCGCCCAGGGATCGTCCTCATCGACGCCCCACTGCTCGACGGCGCGTCCTCGGTCGACGATCGTGTACTCGAGCCATCCGATCTTGCCGCCGTCGTTGGGCAGAATGACGACGCAGGGGCCAATCGGGTCGACAGTCATGTTCATGGCGTGTGCTCCTCTCGTGTGGGGGTGATTGGCAGCTCCAGACCGGGGACTGGTCCGTAAACACCGGTCCCCGACGTGCAACTGTCAACCGGTTACCCGTTACCGGCTATCCGTTACCCGTTACCCGTTACCCGTTACGCCCACGCCGGGAGGCGCGAGTCGAGCTCCACTTCCCCGTCCGAGGGGGCGACCCCGTCCGTCCACTCAGACCCGCAAGCGCGGCAGCGAATCCAGGTCAGGAGGCCGAGCGTCCCGAGGACGTCGAACCGGTCGTCGCCGCAGACCGGGCAAGAGAGGGAGAAGGGGGAGAGGAAGTCGTCGACAGAGACAGAGGGTGAAGACAGAGACAGAGACATGGCGTGCTCCTTCCGTTGACAGAGGACTCGTGAAGACAGAGGACCGTTGACAGAGACAGTGACCCTCCGTTGACAGAGACAGTGGACTCGTGAAGACAGAGACTCCCAGCTGTAGGGCGCCGGGCCGCGGGGTTGCGGGGGACCGCGAGAGGGCGAGAGGGCGAGAGGGCGAGAGGCTGAGCCCCCCCCCCGCCCGGGCGAGTCCCCCGCTACCAGCGCGCCCCCGTGCTGGCGTACCGCTCCCAGCTGCGGACCGCGGTCCGCAGCCGACGTCCAGTGAATCCCAGCCGAGCCGCTTGTCGGACGATCTCGCGTCGTGTCATTGCTCACCCCTTTCTCGAAAAGTACGCTACCCGGCGCCCGCGCGCGGTCTGAGAGCGCTTCGGCCGTCCGCCCGTGTCGCAACGGGCGCCTACGATCGGCGCGACGGGTAGCGTATCGGTTGGCGTCTAGAAAACGACTGTCCACGAAACAGCGTTCACGGTTGCGCGAACCTGCGGACCGTGAAATGAGAGAACGCGCGCCCGCGTCTCTTCGGGCGCCTCTTGCGGGCGATAACTGCAGATACCCGTTGAAACCTTACGAATCCCGTCCGCGTTCGTCCACGCGATGGCGTACTCTAGCCGTTTCATGGTGTATGCTCCCTTCGTGTCGGATGACTCGTGCGTCGTGTACAGTTGACGTTTCAAAGAGGGGGGCGCCCCGCAACTAACGAGGGGGCGCCCCGTGCCTTGACGCGTCAACTAGTAGAGCTCTTCGGGCCGATAATCACGGCCGTGAGCGCGGACCGTTTGGAGTGTTTCCAGGTCGAAACACTTGAATTTAGGCTCTTCGAGTTCCTCCGTTAGCGCGGGTGGTAACAGGGAGCGTTCAAAGTGTCGACGCACCCTGGGTTTCCCTACCATCTCAAATACCGGCAGGAGTCCCTTGTCGCGAACCTGGGAGTACGTCAGCGCGCGGCCCGGGTCGTCGTTCGTCGGATCGGCCGTCTTGCGCTGGTAGGGAACCCCCAGCCGACACGTCATCCGGCGCGCGCTACCGTCTTTCTTGAGAAACTCGACACTGAAAATCGTGCTGCCAGCTAGAGCGCTGATCCCCGCCGCGAGGGCTTCCCTCTCTTCGGCCGTCAAAACGTTTCCCCGTCCATCGCGTGTCATTGCATGTTCTCCTCAAAAGTAGGTGGGGGAGTCTACGTTGTAGTTGATACCGTCAAAACGTTTGGCGTTTTCAATACGACGGAAAAACTCGTTTCTCGCATCTATCCGGTCGTATCGAACGGCCGCGGCCGTTTCCTTTCCATGCGTGCATTCTTGGACTCGAAAAGACCCGTCCGAGTTTTCGATGAGGTAAATGGTGTATCGACTGCCCCGCGTTCTTGCCGAAAGTAGCGTTCTCATGGCGTGCATCCCTTTCGTTCGTGTGGCTCGTGTACGGTTGGCGAGTCAAAGAGGGGGCGGACACCGGTTATCGTCCGCCCCTACCCAAACGCGTCAAACGTTACTATCGGCAACCGGCGCGCAGTCGCAATCTCGGTTCAATCGACCGAATCGGCACGGCCGTCAAGCGCCGGTAGAGAACAGGCGCGCCCGACTTCCAGCACTCTACCCACGTGGACCCGCAGTGTCGGCAAACGACGTCGAACGAACCTTGCAGATCGCTTAGGTAATGACTCGTGTCGTCCGAATCACAGACCGGACACTCTACCGGTTCGCCGGCGAGGCGTTCGTCCGCATAACCGGCCGGCGTTCTGTGCGTGCGTTCGCGTACCATGGGAATTCCCTTTCCGGCGCTCGTTTGGCGCCTCTCGGTTGGCAGCGTGTCTCATCAGGCGGGGAGCCGCTAATCTCCCCGCTACGGGCGCGCCGATATACCGCGCCCGTTTCGACTAGTGCTGTTTCAAGTGGATATGTCGCTCGGTTGGCGAGAAACATCCCCCGCGGCATGTTGCGCATGCGCCCTTCACGTGCGCGTGCGTTTTGCGACATCGGACGCGGCCCGATGTCGCGTCGTCATCGCCAAAGAACATCGTACTCGTACCGTCCGCGGGCCCGATCGGGTCGGACGGGTCCGTGGACGCCAGTAACCGGAGGGCGCCACTACGGATAAACGGTTGAAGGTTTGACTTGACGATCGGCCAAAGAGACCGATTCCGCCAAGCGCGCGTCGGCAGCCACACCTTGACGCGACGTCGCAGCGCTTCGGTCGCTATAAGCTTGACGCGGTCTATATCGGCGCCGCAACTAAGGGCTTCTCCGCGTGTCATAAGACGAAGTCGGCGCGACGCTTGGAACCGGGGGGAACGCTCCAATTTGTCGAAAAGTGCCGAAACGGTATCGGTGTTCATCGACTCCCAGGCGGACTCGGAACGCTCATCCTTTGCGTTCATACCGGGCCCGTATACGGAATAGAGTTTCCCGTTGTAGCAATTCGCGCGACAGAACGCCGATCGATGCGTGCACGAAGAAACGGGCCGATCGATCGCCCAAACGCCGATGTCGCTGCAGAAACGTGCGACGTTCTTGAGCTCGGCTGTTTTCTCGGTTTTCATGGTTTCCCTTCCGTATGGTGTGGTGTGGTGTGTGTGTGAACCGCAAAAAGAGGGCGCCAACCGTCAAACGTTGGCGCCCACCCTTTACCTTTCACACGGTTGGCATTCCATCACTACTAGTTTCTTGAGCTCGGCCGTCGCGTGACGGAGTTTGCCGATCAGCTGAGAGAACTCTTCTTGACTGAGCGGGCGCGAGTACCATTTCGCGCTCTGCTCAAGATATCCCGCCACAAACTGGACTTCGGCCTGTGCTTCGCAGATAGACTCGAACCTTTGTATGTCCATCGGAATCCCTTTCCGGCGCCCGGGCGCCCTTAGAGTAAATACCAAGCGGCCGCTGCCAGCATAGCGGCCGTGTAACCGATAGTTACCATCGCGTATCTCATCGGGACCTCTTTCCCCAGACGGGTTTCGGCAGAAGACAACCGTATGCAGGATGTCCGCGCGTGACGATCCATACTCTCTTTGCGCGCATTCGTGTCTTCATTCTGTGCCCCTTTCGCTTCTGTAGTGTGAAAACCGTTGAAACGCTCGAGCCGGCTCGTGGGGGCGCAATCCTTGCGCGCGTCGACGTCCGTGTGCTCTGCCCGGTGTAGCGTTTGGGCTCGATCGCTTCAGCTGTGCTCACACTCAAGAGGGCGGTGCGGGCGCCACTAGCAGGCCTCTCCTTGGATCGGCCGTCCTACTAGCACGGGTTCGTCGTCGTCGTTTCGGTTGCGCGAACGGAGTCGTTCTACCGTTGTACTACCGGGCTGTCCCTATCCGTTTCGGGGGTGATTCGGTTTTTCGACCAGCACAGCACCCCGTTTTTCCGTGTCTTAGTCTCGAAACGAGCCGGACACCGTTTGCTATCCGCCCGCCCTCTGTGTTTGTGCCCTGGTTTGCCCCTCGAAGAGCCCCTTGTTGCCGTGCTACTGTCCGCGTCCCCGCGTCCATCGGCCCGAGACCCCGTGCTGGCGTGTGTCGACCAGGCGCCTATTCGATTGTGAAAGAACTCGTCTGTTCCGCCGTGCAACGTTCAGTCAACCTGTTAACAAGCAGACGGCGTGCCGAGTTAACCTTTGGTTACCCTCCTCTCGAGCGGCCCGCGCCCGCAAACGCCTGAAATCGTTAGGGAATCGGCGAGGGCAACTATTTTCAAGCGGGGATGCTAACCACTGGTTAACACTCGCCGACTGACAATTTACGTCAGTGGTAAGTAACGCTTACCTGTGGATAACTCACCCGCCGATCGTCGAAAAGTGGCGTCAATTCAACGTTTTTCGGCTGGTGACAATTATTGTCACCCGCGTGTGACGCAGATTGTCACTTTTCTGTGGATAACCTATGGATAACATGTTGACAAACTGTTAATAAGTCTCGGTCGCTGTGGATAACCTGTGGATAGGATTCTCGGAAGCCGCCATGGGGGCGGAAAAACGAAGGGTGATGCTCAAGAGGGGAAGGGGGGCCGCTTGAGTGCTCGTTCTCCTCCCTTGCGGGCCCCTCCTCCTCCTCGCGGCCCCCCGCGGCTGGCCAGGCCGATACTCCCCCGCACGTCCCGCCGGGTCTGTCAGTCTGTCCCCGTGTCACTGTGTACCCGTGTCAGTCTGTCGGTCTGTCACCGTGTCACTGTGTAGCCAGTCGCGGGCGTCGTACAGTCTTACTACTTAACTGGGGTGTGAGGGGGTGTGGAGAGGCCACTTGAGCCCTCGAGTACCACACGTGCGGTTAACGTGTCGACGTACGGTTAACCGTTAACCCGTTCCGCCCCCTTGCGGCCCCGCGGTTGGACGATCCATGGGGAGGGGGTACTCCTACCCTTGAGCGCTCCGGTAATCGCAAAGGTGACCCGTCTCCGGGCTCGTGAGCCGGAGTGTGGAGCTCAAGAGGGGAAGGCGCCCACGCTGCAACTGGAGCGCTCGAGCGCAACCCCCTCTCCCCTCCCCCTCTTGAGCTCTCCCTCTTGAGCTCCACACCCCCAGCTGGTAGGTAAGTCTTACTTACCACGCCCCCGCCCCCTCCGGCCCCCGTTCTACCAGCCGAGACGACGTTTGACAATCACCCCGCATGGACCCGACATCGACCCGACATTCTCACGTCGTGTGCAATGTCGACCCGACGTCTACCTAATGTCGTGTCGGGGCCGGAAAATCAGCGCGGCCACTCGAGTGGGGCCCCAACGACGCAAACAGCGTTTGAAAATGGCGCCCCCCTGCGACTTCGCCGCTACGTGAATCCCGGGACAGTGTTAACTGTGAGTCAACATCCCCTTGCGAATCCCAGGGTCACGGTTGACCAGCCGTCAATACGCCCCCACTTCCACACTACAGCGAATATCCGGGCCGGTATTAACTAGTGGTTAACCGCGGCTCGGTAACTGGTTAATAATACTGTAGAACAATCTACAGTTAGTGGTTACTCGTTAACGGGTAACGGTTAACCATAGCTCAGCCTACTCTCCGGTTGACGCCTAGTCGCTAGCCGAGCTACAGTTGCCCGTTAACCGTCAACCGTTAACCGTCCATCCGCTACCCGGAGGCCCCCCATGCCCGCACGGACGCTCCTGCTCGTCGCCGCCCTACTTCTGCCCCCTATCCCCTCCCTCGCCGATTCTCCCGGCTGGTCCGTCAGCTCCTGGTTAACCGTCGACCCCGCTGCCCCCATCCCGGCCTACACGCGTCTCGTCCCCATCCACGCCACGGCCGGAGTGATTGGTGGCTATCCGACCGACGGCTTCGGCGTCTTTGACTACTGGCGCATCCCCGCTATCCGGCCCTGCTGGTTCATCGGCGGCCGTATCCACAGTCCCCCGGTCAACTTCCCGACGAACCGCGGCTCAGCCGGTCCTCCCCTCTGGTATCACTGGGTGGCGTCCAAGTCTCCCGGCAGCGACTCCGTCTGCTTCACGTCGAACGCTACCCCGATCGGCTGTTGGTCCATGCCGGGAGCTCAACTCCCCGTCACTACCGCCGCCACCGAGCAGCTCTGGCCCTGGCGCATCGAGGACGTGAGGGTGTTTGACTACCCGTTAACCGCTCCCGAGATTGCCGCCCTCTATGCCGACCCGCCCGCCGAGTTCCTATTCGACTACGACGGTGACGGCGACGTGGACGGTGCGGATCTCCAGGCCTGGATGCTGGAGCTTACACTCCCGGACCCGACGTTTCTCTCGTTCTTCGCTACCAAGCTCGGGCGGCAAGAACTGGAGTATTGACCGTTGGACGGGGGGATGGGTACGGTTGCTGGAGTTCACGCTTGAGAGCTTGAGCGCTCGAGTACTCGAGCGCTACAGGAGGAGGACCCCCGATGAAAGTGTGCGACCACTGCCAGAAGACCAGCTACCACACCTCCGTCTCCACCTACCGTCTCCTGTTCCGGACCGGGGAGGACTCGATTCCCCCCTCCCCGGTCCCGCCCACCCACGGAGACGTCACGCCCGGGGTCGATCTCTGCCGCCCGTGCGCCGCCGCCCTCTGGGCTAAACTCCACCCGATTTGGAGAGATTTCCGTCATCCGCTCCGGGAATTACCCACTGGAAGAGTAGTCTACCCAGACCAGAACGAACTCATCTACGGATAACCCTGCTCTCGCTTCAAGTTTGACACTCCCTCTTCCGATCTCCATACTGGTAGCCAGCTTCCCGCTCCCTGCTACCGCCTCTCAGCTACCAGTATGGAGATCCCGCTCCCATGCCCACCCCTACTCTCCAGACCCTCCCCCACCCATCCCGCGAATCCGCCCTCCTCTCCCTCACCAGTAACCAGCGCCGGTTCGCCAAGCTCATCGCCATCGAGGGGGACTCGACCGACCTCACCTCCGCCTACATGCGCGCCTACCCGCGCTGCACCTCGACCGAGTCCGCCCACGCTCGCGCCCGCAAGCTACTCGCCGACAAGCGCATCGTCGCCGCCATCAACTTCTACTCCGAGTTCCCCGACCGGCACGAGCTTTCCGACAAGGAAGTCGACGGCTACCCGGGCCTCCGCGTCATGGAGTCCATGGCGGTCGAGGAATACTTTAGCTCCGGCTTCGACATCGCCGCCACCGCCCGCGCCCTCAACGTGAGCGAGCGCTGGGTCCGCAACACGCTTGCCCGCGACAACGTCCAGGACGCGATCAACCGCCGCGCGGAAGCCCGTATCAGCCGGCTCGCAGTCAACTCGGACCGCATCATCCAGGAAACGGCCGCCATCGCACTCGCCGACCCCCGCGACCTCTTCCGGGAAGACGGGACCATCCTTCCGCCCCGGCAGTGGTCCGACGGCATCGCGGCCGCCATTGCCCGCGTGGAAGTAACGTCTCGAGTGCTCCTCGGTCACTCCGACGACGACGCCCCGGTCACCGACATCACGACCAAAGTGTGGTTCCATAGCAAAACGAAAGCCCTCGAGATGCTCTACAAGACACTCGGGCTCTTCCGCGAGGACGCCCTCCTCGAACGCGCCCTCGACGCTTGGACCGCTCAGCAGGGCGACGGCTCCGACATTGCCGACCATCCGTACGGCAGCGACCAGCACGCCGTCGAGACCCTCCGCGTCCTGGTAGAATCCGGCGCCGTTCACGACCTGTTGCCGCGACTGCCTCTCCCGGAAGTCTCGAAACGGAACTCATCCGCAGGGGACGATGGATACTCCAATCCTGATACCGAAGACGAAGACGCCGGCGCGACTGACCCCGACAGCGATCCGGACGCAACTGGGTCCTCTACTCAAGCCCCGTCTCGCCACTAGGTTCTGTCCCCACAAGCCGACTCCCCGGCAAACCGCCTTCCTCCTTCTCACCTGCGAGGACGCGTTCTACGGGGGCGCGGTCGGAGGCGGCAAATCGGACGCCCTCCTGATGGCGGCGCTCCAGTACGTCGACGTCCCGGGCTACTCCGCCGTCCTCTTCCGCGACACCAACACCAACCTCGTCAAACCCGACGGCTTGGTCCCCCGCGCGGAAGTGTGGTTCACCGGCACCGGCGCCCACTACAACGGTAAGTACGACCAGTGGGAGTTCCCGACCGGGAAGAACCGCTCCAAGTCTCTCCCCGGCGGGTCCGCCCTCGCCGAACCTGCCGTCCTCACGTTTTCCTTTCTCGACCAGCCACGCGCCCACCTCAACCACAAGTCGGCCGCCTATCAGTTCGTCGGCCTCGACGAAGCCGTCTCGATCCGGGAGCATCAAGCGCTGTTCATGTTCTCCCGGCTCCGGCGGCCGAAGAACCGCGGCGGTCTCTCGCGCTCCCAGTCCGGGCTCACGCTCGCGGATGTCCCGATCCGTTTCCGCGCCGCGTCCAACCCCCCGCTACCCGAGGAGTACATCCGCGGCATGTGGGTCAAGGACCGCTACATTACCGCCTCGACGCGCTCGCCAGGGACTGTGTTCATTCCTAGTAAACTCGCGGATAATCCCTACCTGGACCGGGAAGAGTACCTCCGTACGCTCAGCCACCTGGATGCCACTACCCGAGCCAAGCTCGAGGACGGCGACTGGGACGTGGAAGACTCGACCGGGCTCTTCCGTAAGCACTGGTGGCGCATCATCCCGGTCGCCCCGGATGTCCGGCCGCAGAACCGCATCCGGTTCTGGGATCTCGCCGCCACCCCCTCGAAGGAGGAGTACCGGACCGCCCGGAAGAAGGGCCCGGACGCCACCGCCGGGACGCGGGCCAACCGCACTCCGGAGGGGGACTTCCACGTCCTCGACCTCGCCTACACGCGCGCCACTCCGGCAAGCGTCGAACAGCTCATCCGGGAGACGGCGGCGCGCGACGGCTTCGACGTCCCGATCCGGATGGAGGAAGAGCCCGGCGCGTCCGGGAAAACGACCATCCACTACTACAAGCGCTACGTTCTCGCCGGCCACGACTTCCTCGGCGTCCCGACCACCAAGTCGAAACTAGCCTACTATCGGCCGCTCGCTGTAGCGGCGGAAGCGGGTAACGTCTTCCTTGTGGACTCCCCCTGGAATGCCGATCTTATCTCGCAAGCGGATCATGTCGATATCACTGGGGGGTCGTCGATTCACGATGATTTGATTGATTCGGTCGCAAAAGCCTACAATAATCTCATGCGCGTGAAGCGGGCGGGCACATTCGGGGCGCGGTAGACCGGTTGAGGGGATGCTGATGGCGGCTGGAGCGGGAACAGGAGCTGGAGCGGGGAAGCGGAAATCATCCACAAGCGCGGGTAACGGCTCCCGGCGGACTCCTCCGCCGCCCCCAGAACCGACCGAACCGGCCGTCTCCAGCCGGGAAATCCTCGCCATCCTCGCCTCCGCCATCACGTCGCGGGCGCAACTGGCTGATCGCCTCGGCCGCTCCTATTACTCGAGCTCCGGCACCCCCAAACGAAAACTCTACGAGGCGCTCGGCTGGTCCGAGATCCTCTACTACGAGGACTTCGCCGGCCGTTTCCGCCGCCAGGGCGTCGCCCGCCGGATCGTGTCCGCTCCTCCGGTCGCTTCTTGGTCCCGGGCCCCCATCGTCACGGACGGCGACCCGGAGAGCCCCTTCTCGGTCGCCTGGACGACGCTCGACCGCTCCCACCGAATCGTCCACTACCTCACCCGCGCGGACATCGTGGCCGGAATTGGACGTTACGGCGTTCTGCTGCTCGGTCTTCCCGGCTCCCTCACCGCCGCAGCGCCCGAGACCGACCGACTCCTCTACCTGAATCCCCGTGCGGAAGGAAACGCCAAGATCTCCCACTGGGACGACAACATCGCCTCTCCGCGCTACGGAAAGCCGACCGAGTACCAGCTCAAGGTGTCCCCCACTGGTGACGCCTCCTCCCGTACGCTCGAGGTCCATCACTCCCGCGTCATCCACATCGCGGACAACACGTCCGAGTCCGACATCTACGGCACGCCGCGCATGGAACCAGTCTGGAACGACCTCGCCTCCCTCGAGATGCTCGTGGGCGGCTCGGCCGAGATGTTCTGGCGGGGGGCGTTCCCTGGATTCGGGTTCAACATCGACCCGGAGGCGATGCTCGACTCCAGCACGGACCTCGACGAGGAGATCCAGAACTACCTCCACGGGTTTCAGCGCTACATGCGGCTACAGGGGATCGACATCAAGGAGCTTCGCCCCCAAGTCTCCAGCCCCAAGGACCACGTCGAAGTCGTGTTCCGGAATCTGGCTGGGGCGACCGGCATCCCGCAGCGGATCCTGACCGGGACAGAGCGCGGCGAGCTCGCCAGCCGACTTGACGAAAAGAACTGGACGCGGATGATCGACACCCGTCGGCATGAGTACTGCGAGCCGGTCATCCTCCGCCCGACCGTCGACACGTTCATCGAGCTCGGCATCTTGCCGGTCCCCGCCGGCGGCCAGTACAAGGTCGAGTGGCTTCCACTCGAAGGCCCGGCCGACAAGGACCAGGCCATCGTCAGCCGCGTCAAGGCGGAAGCGCTGGTGAAGTACGCCGACAGTCGGAACCTGCGCGCCCTCATGCCGCTCTCCGCCTTCCTGCGCTACATCCTCGGCATGTCGGTCGACGAGGTTGCCGCCAGCGTGGAGGACGGCGCGGAAGACGCGGAGTTTATCGAAGAGCCCGCCGGGGAGTTCCCAGCCGTCATGAGTCCGGAAGACGAGGCGGACGGGTCTCCCCCCGAGGAGGAGGAGTAACCCATGCCCCTTCCCACACCCAAATCGGATGAGTCCCGCTCCGACTTCGTCAGCCGTTGCATGGGGGCCGAGGTCACCGGCCGAGACTTCCCAGACGAGAAGCAGCGCGCCGCGGTTTGCTACTCGCAGTGGCGGCGGTCGAAACGCAAACGAGCCGCCAACGAGCAGGTCGAGTCCGTCACGGTCCACTCCCGTCTCCCGTCCACCAGTCGCCGCGAAAACCTCAACGGTCGTGATCATCTCGTCTACCCGGTCGTCATGCTCGTCGAGGGGGTCCACAACGGTCGCTACTACCCGGCCGATGAGCTCAGCTTGTTCGTCGAAGCCTGGAATGGTCGCCCGGTCCCCATCCTTCACCCGACCGCAGACGACGGCGAGCCGATCTCGGCCAACTCACCCCCCGTCTACGAATCCCAGGTCGTCGGCCAGGTCTGGAACGCCCGTTGGGACTCCCCCCGTCTACGCGCCGAGATCTGGATCGACCTCGACAAGATCAAGTCCGTCGACCCGGATACCCTCTCCATGCTCGAACGCGGCGAACCGGTCGAAGTGTCGACCGGTCTCTGGGGACTTGGCGACGGCACTCCGGGGATCTGGAACGGAGAAGAGTTCGAGGAGACGCTCGCCGGCTACCGTCCCGACCATCTGGCGCTTCTCCCGGACCGCGTCGGCGCCTGCAGCTGGGAAGACGGCTGCGGCGTCCGTGTCCACCACCTGAACGCGCGGGTCGGTCCTCTCCGCGACGGCATGATCACGCTGGAGCTTCAGTCCCCGGATAGTGACAGCCGTTTTCTCAGTGTGTTACCTTTGGAGAATCTATCCGAAATACTGACCCAGACTGGAGGCGGAATGGCGGAGAACAATACCGGGGATCCAGTGAGTCGCGACCAAAAGCCGACCTTTCTCTCCTGGGTGAGGACGAAACTCGGGATTCTCGCTTCGGATGACCGTTCTGCAGAAGCCATTACGGCACTCCAGAACGGGAGCATCATGAGCTTGTTCGAGCGCGTCCATCAAACCCTCAACGCTATGGACCGGCCGGAGCAGGGCATCTGGTACATGCTCGAGGATCTGTACGACGACGCGATCGTGTACGAGCGGAGGACGGAGGACGGCTCGACCCTCTACCGGCAGGAGTACACGGTAGACGACAACGGTGATATCCAACTGTCCGGTGACCCGACACGGGTCCGTGAGCAGCGGGAATATGTTCCCGCAGAAGAGGAGAACAGCATGCCGAAGGTAGCGGTGAACGAAACGGTAAAACGAATCCTGGAGCTCAACGAGAAGGCGGACCAGGAGTGGTTGGAGAAGCAGTCTCCCTGCGACCAGAAGGTCATTCTCGAGCTTTTGGAAGCGGCGGCCGAGGGGACTCCCAAGCCGGAGAAGACCCCCGTGCAGCTGGCGGCCGAGAAGGGGGCGGAGGCGCTCCAGCCCAAGACTCCCGCTCCCGCCGCTCCTGTTCCCGTGACGACGGTCGACCAATACGTCGCGAACGCGCCCCCGGAGATCCGGGAGGTGCTGTCGCACGGTCTCACGGTCCACCGCCGGCAGAAGGACGCAATCGTGACGGACCTTCTGGCCTTGGATGGCTGCCCCTGGGGCGAAGACGAGCTCCGCCGCATGGATCTTCCGCAGCTCGAGAAGCTCCAGACGCTCGCGCGGTCGCGGAACGACTACTCGGGGGGAGCCGGTGTACTGGACGCACGCCCCCAGCAGGATGCCGAGGACCCACTGCCGCTCCCATCGTTGAAGCAGTAAGAGCTCGGGTCCTCAAGCGCGAGCACGAGTCCGAGCACGAGCGGCCGGAATCACGACGACAAACACTGACCGGAGTATTCACCCGGCAAACGACCTTCCAAAGGAGGTTACCCGATGGCGTACAGAACGGTCCTGGTAAAAACTCTCTCGGAGTGGATGCGGAACGAGGCGAAGGCCGACGCAGGAATCACTCCGGGGCACCTGCTCGAGCGTACCTCTACCGGTGTCAAGGTTCATGCGACGGCGAGCGGAAACGTAGTGCCGAAGCTGGTCGCAATCGAGAACGATCTCCAAGGTGACGAAATCGGCACCGCCTACACGACCGGAGCCCGCGTCCAGTTCATCGCGGCCCGTCCCGGAGACCAGCTCTACATGCTGCTCAAGGATGGGGAAACCGCGTCCGTCGGCTCGCTTCTGAAGTCCGGCGGAACCGGAGCCCTCCAGGTCTACACGGCGGCGAGCGGCGAGCCCGACTACGTCGAAGCGATCGTCGGCGTTGCCCTCGAAGCCGTCGACATGAGTGGCTCTTCCGGCGCGGACCCGTCCGGACGCATCCTCGTGGAGATCTCGTAATCGGCCGGTCACTCCGGCTTACCCTCGTGAACTCACACTGAATTCACGCTCACTCAAAGGAGATTGATCGATGCCGAAAGAAACGACTCAGGCCGCAACCGATGTCCTGACCCTGAACGGCGGTGCGATCCGGCCGATGCAGGGTCTCACGGGCGACGTTGGGTCCAGACTCCTGGCCGCCAACATGGACGCCGGCTCCCTACGTCCCTACCTCGGCAAGGACGGCCACTTCTACGCGAACATCCGGGGGCAGAAACGCCAGGTCGCCAACGCGACACTCCGCCGGGACGAGTGGATCGAGATCGACAACGTCGTTCTCAAGGCCGCTCAGACGCGCCTCGTCGGGGTGGCGGATCTCATCAACGCCGGCCTCACCTACGAGGTGAGCAACGGTCTCGGCAAGACGGTGCTCGAGTACCAGGACCAGTCCGACATCACGGCGGCGGAAGTCACGATGGACGCCGAGACCCGGACCACGCGGGACCGCCCCGAGTGGGACACCAACTACCTGCCCCTCCCGGTCGTCCACAAGGATTTCCAGTTCTCGATCCGGGCGCTCGAGGCCAGCAGGACGCGCGGCGACCCCCTCGACATGACGATGGCGGAGCTCGCGGGCCGCAAGGTGGCGGAGAAGGTGGAGTCCATCCTGTTCACGGGTCTCTCGGCGTACACGCACGGCGGTGGGACGATCCGGGGATACCTGGATCAACCCAACCGCAACACGGTCAGCCTGACCGCGAACTGGGACGACACGGTCGCGAACGTCCTGACCGACGTCCTCGCCATGAAGCAGGCCAGTATCAACGCCCGGTACTACGGGCCTTGGCAGATCTACATCCCGACCAACTTCGACACCTCGATCGACGAGGATTTCAAGGCCAACTCCGACCGCTCCGTTCGGGAGCGCATCCTCGCGGTCAACGGGATCCAGGGCATCAAAGTCGCGGACAGCCTCACGGCCGACAACGTCGTCATGGTGCAGATGACCTCCGACGTGGTCCGGATGGTGATCGGTCTCTCGATCATGACGGTCGAGTGGGACTCGAATGGCGGCCTGACCAAGAACTTCAAGGTCATGGCAATCATGGTGCCGCAGATTCGGAACGACCAGGACGGCCGCTGCGGCGTGGTGCACGCGTCCTAAACCGGAGAGGGGGAACCCGACCCTCCCCCGCCTCCCTTCGTTTGAGGGTGATCGATGCCGACCTACCGGAAACTGTCTGGAGTGCACTATCACCGGCCGGCGAATGGCGGCCCGATCGTCCGCTACGATCCGGGAGACGTCATCACGGTCGATTCCGAGATCGAGCTCGGCGGCTCTCTCGACACGTGGGACCGGATTTCTCCTCCGGACCCTGAGCCACAGCCGGCCTATCCGCTCGAGATCGTCCACATCGGGCGCGGCCGCTATAACGTGTGCCGCTTCGGGACCGACGACCCAATCAACGACGCTCCCCTCTCCTTGGAAGACGCCCGGGCCGTCCTTGGAGATCCGGACGCCAGTGCCAGAAGACCCTTGCCGAAAGAATAGCGTCGGGACTCGGGATGCCCTCCGCGACATGGACTGTCCCGCGTTTGTGGCCTGATCGAACCGCCTTCATCATCGGGGGCGGCCCCTCCATATCCGATACTCCGCTTGAGCTGATCCGGGAATACCGCGTCATCGGCGTGAACTACGCCTTCGCGCTCGGCGACTGGGTCGACGTGTGCTGGTTCGGGGATGCGCGCTTCTACCGGAAACACCGGAAGGAGATGCTCGAGTTCCCCGGGCTGATCGCGACGTGCTGCCCGGCACTCTATCGAACGGGTCAGAATGGGCAACAACTTCCTCCTCCCGGTGTCCGTGTCGTGCGGAAATCCCCCGCTCGAACGATCGGCGTGGATGCCGACCCCCGCTATGTCTGCTGGAACAAGAGCTCCGGCGCCTCCGCCATCAATCTCGCGGTTCATTTCGGCGTTTCCCGGATCATTCTCCTCGGGTTCGACATGCACCAGTCGGCGGACGGGCGCAACAACTACCACGACGCGCACGACAACCGTCCGGCGGCGAGCGTCTACGAGCGTCGGTTCTTGCCGTGTTTTCCGAGAATCAAGGCCGATTTGGATGAGCTGGGCGTGGAGTGTCTGAACGCCACACCGGGAAGCTCTCTGCACGTGTTTCCGAAAGTGGACCTGCGTTCCTGGATCGTGGATGCGCGGCGGGAGGGGTCATTGTGAGCGAATCCAGTTCAGTGGATCGAGTCGACACCCCAGCGTCTGAGCGGTCGCAACTCTTGTGGGCATGCTACCGGTATTGGAAGTTCTTCACCCGGGAAGAAATCGTTGACGTATACTACAATCAGGGGGGTAAGGACTGCACCGTACCGACCGATCCAAAAAACTGCTGTTGTCATCGTGTTGTCAAGGAGACCAAGGAGGAGTCCGGATGCTAGCTGCCGTGTTGGTCGAACCGGGAACCCCTCTCCGCATCATGGATCTGGAAGTGCCGGAGCTCAAGACCGGGCAAGTGCTCGTGGATGTCGAGTGGGCTGGTATCTGCGGGGCTCAGTTACGGGAGATCGACGGTCACGCCGGTCCGGACCGGCACTTGCCGCACCTTCTGGGTCACGAGGGCGCCGGCCGAGTCCTCGCGGTGGGCTCTGGAGTGACGACGGTGCGTGTCGGCGACTCCGTCGTCCTTCACTGGCGCGTCGGGGCCGGGATCGAGGCCGAACCGCCCCGGTATCGCGTCATGGAGTCCGCCGGGGAGTGCTTCGTCGGTGCCGGTCCGGTCGCAATCTGGTCGGATCTCGCTGTTGTGAGCGAGAGCCGGGTCACGACGGTCCGGGAGGATGTCCCTCTCGACGTTGCGGCCCTCCTCGGTTGCTGCGTCACGACCGGGTTGGGGGTCGTCACGCGGGAAGCGAAACTTCGACTAGGGGAATCCATCGTGATCGTCGGCTGCGGCGGCGTAGGACTGAGCGCGATTCTGGGGGCGTCGCTGACCGGGGGATATCCGATCATCGGCGTGGATCTGGATGCTCGCCGATCGGCTTTGGCGTTCGAGTTCGGCGCCACGGACTTCTCCACGGACCTGGGGAGCGTATTTCACTCTCCGGACGTGTTCGTCGATTGTACCGGCGTCCCGGAAGTAATCCGGACGGGGCTGCGGTCCCTCAAGCGGGGCGGGCGGCTGGTCCTCGTCGGCCAACCGAAGCACGGGACGGACTTCATCATGCCGGAGTTCGTCTCCCGGTATTCCGGCAAAACCGTCCTGGATAGCCAAGGCGGCATGACTCGGCCGGAGCTCGACATCCCGAGATACCTGGAGCTCTACCGCGGCGGGCGGCTGCCGATCGACAAACTGATCACGCGCCGATTCTCCCTTCTGGACGTGGGGCGCGCTGTATCGGCCTCTCGGTTCGGCGGTGCCGGCCGCGTCCTCATGGACTGCCGCGTCCCGGGAGGGGAAGCAGGGAACTGGTTCTCCGATGCCGGATGACCGAAACCAAGAGGAGACGCCGAGCATGGTTCGACTCGACAACCGTAGCCGCCAGCTCCGCCGAGAAACGATTCGGCTGTCCAAGAGTCACGGCGGATATCACTGGGGCGGAGCGTTCTCGTGCGTCGAGATCCTGATCTCCCTCTATGACCGGGTGATGAAGAGCGAGGACCGGTTCGTGCTCTCCAAGGGGCACGGATGCTGGCCGTACTACGTTCTCCTGCGGGAGCGAGGCCTGAACCCGCGTCTGGATGGTTTCCCGGTCCGGGACCCGGCCAACGGGATTCACTGCACGACGGGGTCACTGGGGCACGGTCTCCCCTTCGCGATCGGGATGGCGATGGCGCTCAAGCGGCAAGAGGTCCGTACGCAGGTGTACGTTCTCGTCGGGGACGGGGAGTGTCAGGAGGGGACCACGTGGGAGAGCCTCATGATCGCGGCCCGTTTCCGCCTGGACAATCTAACCGCTATTGTGGACTGGAACGGTATCCAGGGGTCCGACCGCCTCCTCGACGTCCTTCCCATGGAGCACTTGAGCCGCGTCGCCGAGACGCTCGAGTGGGACGTCATGAGTGTGAATGGGCACGACACGGATGCCATCACGGCGAAGCTCTTGCGCCCGAGGACGCGTGGTCGCCCCCGGCTCGTGATGGCGCGGACGATCAAGGGGCGCGGCGTGAGCTTTATGGAGGACGATCCGGCGTGGCACGCGCAGTGGCTGACGGATGAGCAGGAGCGGCAGGCGATGCGGGAGCTGGTGCCTGTAGATCTGGATGACGACCTAGACGACTCGAGCCCCCCTACCGGAGAATCCGCATGAGGCGCGCATTCGGTCGTGCAATCTGTCGGCTAGCGGATCGAGATCCCCGCATCCTTCTGATCATCGGCGACGTCTTCCAGGACGCGGAGGAGTTCAAGCGCCGCTGGCCGGACCGGTTCATCAACATCGGCATCTGTGAACAGTCTATGATCTCGATGGCGGCCGGGATGGCGGCGGAGGGGCTGCGGCCGATCGTGTACTCCACTACCCCCTTCTTGCTGGAGCGACCGTTCGAGCAGATCAAGATCGATATCGATGAGCACAACTTGCCGGTCATGCTCGTAGGGAATGCGGACTATCCAACGCAGGGGCCGACGCATCGGCCGCTGGACGCGGAAGGATTGGTGCGGCTATTCAAGAACGTCCACGGGTTCTTCCCGCACGATCAACAGTCCGCCGAGAAAGCGATGCTGGACGCGTACCTGATGGGGGTGCCGGCGGCCATCTGTTTGCGTCGAGACGGGCTGCCGTTCTTCTGATGGGGGGAGGGGGAGAAGGGGAAGCGTATGAGTGGGTCGCAGATGTCCCAACTAGAGCGCCGCATCCTGGTGGAAAAGTCCTGGGGAGAAGAGCGCTGGATCGTCAACAACGACCGGTACTGCGGCAAGGTGCTGTCCGTCAACCCCGGCAAGCACTGCGGCTGGCATTACCATCTCCGGAAAACAGAGACGTTCTGGGTCGTGGCAGGAGAGCTTGAGCTCTACTCTAGAGATTGGCCCTTCGAGACCGGTAACCGGGCTGTCACGTACTTACTGGAGGATGGGTTATCACTCACGCTACCGGCCGGGACGGCGCACACATTCCGAGGTCGAGCCGGAAAAGCCGTTACCTTCCTCGAGATATCCACGCACCACGACGATGCCGATACGATTCGTTTGCCGGACTGGGAGATTCCATGGGTGCCGAAAGAACCGAAAGTGAACGCGGAAACGTCCTCCAAGACGGAACGCGAGCGAGCACGAAGACTGCGCTGATAACCGGGGCGAACCGAGGCTTGGGGGCGGAGATCGCCAAACGGTTCGCACTCCTGGGTTGGCGGTTGATCCTCCTCGAGCGGTCCACCTCCGCTTCTCGAGACGGCACCGAACGCTTGATCCGTGTCCACGGCGACATCACGCAGTGGGATACCCGTCGGCGGCTTGTCACCGCCGCCGACGTCTGGGACGTGGACGTCGTGGTCCACAACGCGGGGGTCCGGGTGGCGCAGTCGATCGAAACGCTCACGGAGGACGAGATCCGGCTCACGCTCGACGTGAATCTGCTCGCTCCGATGCTGCTCACGCGGGAGTTGTGGCCCGTGTTCGCCCGCCGCCGCTCCGGGCTCATTGCGTTCGTGAACTCGCTCGCCGGGCAGCGCGGCGGACACCACGAGACCGCCTACTCGGCCAGCAAGTTTGGTCTCCGCGGCTTCGTGTCCGCTCTCCGCTTGGAGGCGACCGGGTACGGCATCCATCTCCTCGACGTGTTCGTCGGCGCGTTGCGGACGGACATGATGGCGTGGCGACCGGACTACCACCAACTGATCGACCCCGCAGAAGCCGCCGACCAGATCGTCCACGCCTGTTGCCTCGGCGTGTCACCCAACCGCTCGTCCGCCGTGACCGAGCTCGTGATTCGGAGAGTATAGATGGAGAACCGCGGCGTCGTGTTCGTCCCGACCGTCCCCCACACGGGGACGCAGTTCCTGCTGCGGTTTCTGCGTCAAATCCTGCCGGAGATCCACCAGTGCCTGGCGATCGTGACGCGCGGACCGGACTCTTCGGACGGTCAACCGGTCGGCGGCCTCCCGGCTTCAGCGATTCTCCACACGCACCTCCCGGAAATCGACCCGGGGACGGGGCGCCGGGTCGGGATCCACGCGGACGCCGTCACCTTTCTGTGCCGCACGCTCCGGTCGGTCACTACAGTTCGGGACCCCGTCGCGGCGATCCTCACACGGGCACACCGCATGCCGGATACGGATCTACGGATCGTGGTGGATGGCTATCGGCAGCTGGCGACCATCGCCCGGTATCAGACGGTGTATTGTCTGCCGGTGGACATCCACCGGGAGCGGCTGGAAGTTCGGTATGCCCGGATTCTTGCTCTCGTCGATCACTGTCGGCTCACTCCGTTTGTTCACGATTCCGCCCTCCGCATGACGGCGGAGAAGTGGGAACCGGAGAACACGACCGGGGAGGAGAACCCTTTCCGCCCCGCGTACGATGCCCGGGATTGGGGCCGCATCCTCGAGCTCTTTGGTGGCGAATACCATCCGGCACTCACGTACTTGAGCGCATGCCTGCCGACACTGCTGCCATTTCTGCACTCGGTCGGCTACCGGGACTCCGACCTCATGCTCCCACGCTGGTAGCGGAGGGGGAGAAGAAACGCCCAAGATGCCGCCGACGCTTCCCACTCCCCCCGTGATCTTCGTCCTCAGTGTGCAGCACACCGGTACTGGTTTCGTCACGACGGTTCTCCGGAGCTTGTGTCCTGACGCGGCTGTTCTCGACATCTCCTATTTGACGCGCGGGTCGACCGTCCTCCGCTCCCCGACGATCGTCCGCGGTCACTTCCCCATCATCCGGACGCTAGATGTCGACCTGGAGATGGACTTCAACTCCGTTCAACAGCTCGGGATCAACTACAAGTCGATCGGGTATCGCGCCGCCCTCGCACTTGCCGCCCTCTTCCCCGTCGTCATCCCTCTCCGAGACCCCCTGGCGGCGATCCTCACGCGCGAAACGCGCCACCCGGAGTTCCGCCACTTCTTCATCGTGGACGGGTTCGTGGAGATCGCTCGGCGGTTCGCGCATCACCCGAACGTGTGCTTTTTTCCGGTCGACGCCAGGAAAACGTACTGGGAGCGCCGGGATCTTATCCGGAGAGTGGCGACCCACTGCGGGATTGACGTCTCTCGGCGGGGACTCACGATCGGAAAGATCGCGCGGAAGTGGCGGCGTGTGGATCCGACACCCGGGAATCCGTTCGCAGATTACTATGCGGCCGGCGAGATCCACGCCATCCAGCACTTGCTCGGCCCCAAATGGGCGGAAGTCCGTTACCTCAAGAACCGAGCCTCGATCATCCACCCGTTGCTCACCGCCGCCGGCTATTCCAGGGAGGACATCGCGTTATGGTAGCGTTCACGCCCACCGAACTCGGTCCAACCGAGAAAGCACTCAAAACACACGCCGTGAACCTACCCTGCTACTGCGGCGAGACGCGGTCTACGTTATCCGAGCGCCGCGGCCTGATCACCGAAAAGACGGGAACGCAGTCCGCCGCCGATATCCCGATCCGGACATGCCGGTCGTGCGGCGTTGTCCGGCAGACGGATCTTCCGTTCGCGACCGAGGAGGAGTACGCGAACTATTACGCGTCCCAATACCCGCCCGTTCGCGCTGACTACGGCGTGTCGACGCACCAGTCGGACCTCGCCCGTTGCCGGCGGCTGTTTCAACGCTTCTCCCTTCGATCGGCGCGACGGTTTCTAGATGTCGGCTGTGGCTCCGGGGCTCTCGTAGATGTTTGCCGTTCCGAGGGGATCGACGCCTACGGCTGCGAGGTGGGGCGCTACAGTTACTCCCCGCAGTCCGACCACATCTACTACCGCCGCTTCGAGGACATTCACTTCCCGACCGACTCGTTCGACCGTATCGTCTGCATGGACGTCGTGGAGCACACGCTTCGGCCGGACCGCTTCCTAGCCGAGCTCTTTCGCGTGCTGGCGGAGGACGGGGAGGCCATAATCGAGATTCCCCGCTTCTGGCCGTCCCGCCCCGAGGAGGACGGCGGGCACTGGAAGCGAATCGAGCACATCTGGTACTGGACGGAGGGGCAATTCCGAGACCTTCTCCGCTCGACCGGGTTTCAGATCTCAGGACTCTCACACCCGGACCCGACCAAATTATGCTGGCGCGTCCGCAAGCCGCCGCAAGCCCGAAAATCCGTTCTCCTGCCGCCGGGCGTGGGCGACGTCTACTGGCCGCTCACGAAGCTGCAATCCTTACTGCGCCGGGAGGGCGTCACGCCCCCGGTCGAAGCCTACATTGCGGCACCCCGAGCGAAGGAATTCGACTCTCACGCCCGGTCCTTCCCCTTCCTGAAGATGTTTCCGTTTCTCCACTCCGCCGACGAGGTCCGCTTCAACGCCCGGGACCCGATCTGGATCGAGGCATATTTGCGTCAGGGGCGCACCATCTTCCGGGACATCCTCGGCTGTGACTACTTCCTGACGTGGAACGGGTATCAGCGGGCCGGAAAAGCACTCGAGGAGGTGGACCCGGACTTGACGGTCGAGTGGGATCTCCCGAGATTCATCTCCTTGCGGGAAGAGGCGGTTCGTGAGGACGCGATCCGGTCCTTCGGCGACCGCTACCTGGTCTTCTACTGGGTCTTCCAGGGGACGAACAAGTACGTGTTCCGCCGCTACAAGCTCCCGGACATCATCCGGGCCTGCCGGAGAATCGTTGCCGAGACCGGAGCTCGTCCCGTGTTCGTGGGCGCCGAATGGGACCTTCAGGACGACGTTCTGAATTCTCTCATCCGCGCCATGCCGACCGGGACAGTCGATCTTCGCGGCCAGACGACGCTTGAGGAGGTTTTCGGGCTGATTCGTGGGGCGGCCGGCCTGGTAGGGGCAAACTCCGGGATATCGATTATGTCGGCAGCGTGGGGTGTGCCGACTGTGCTCCTGTATCACGAGTACTTCTACACGGGGGGTGTAGATAGGAGGTTCGCGTGGAACATCGTTCCTCCGAGCGTGCGGCGGAAAACGTACTGGCCAGTGTTCACGGACCGGTCGACCGCGGATGAGTTTGCCGCAGAAGCAATCCGGGTGATCGGGGCCGGGACTGGGAGTGGGGATAGAGAAGACCGGGTTGAGGATGCCATCACTGCGGCCGTCTCGCTGCCGACACTCGCTGCGAAGAGGCAAGTGCAGTCCCGGGTCAAGCAGCGAGAGAGGAGCAAACAGAGAAAGCCGCCGCGGGCAAAGCGGAAAGCTCTCGATTCCGCCGGAGAGCGAAAACCCGCCAAGCGATCCTCCAGCGGGCACGCGTCTATCCGAGATCTGGAACCGCAGCCGGAGCTGGAGCAACAGTCTCCTCCTCTTCCGGTCCGTAGCATCAAGAGCCGGTTTCTCTCGGTCCAGGACGTCGAGAGCGCCGCCGGCTCCCACCCGATCATCGCGTGTGTCCTCCGCTCCGGCGGCGACTATTCCGACGAAAACGTCCGGACGTTGCAGTCGATGGTCGCTCGAAACGTCACGACGCCGTACTCGTTCGTCGTGCTCACGGATCGCTACCTTTCCGGCCTTGACTGCATTCGGTTGGACCGGCACCTCCCCGGCTGGTGGTCCAAGCTCGAGCTCTTCTCGATCCGGCATCCGGTGCTCTATCTCGATCTGGATACCGTTATCCTGAAACCGATCGACCGTCTCGTGGAAGCGGCCGCTCGTGTCCCTCCGACGGACATCCGTATGCTAGTCCCCTTCTCTCCCGCCCGCCGTCTTCGCGGCGGATGGCTCTCCGGGATTATGTCTTGGCGCGGGGATCTATCCTTCTTGCTGTACGATTTCGACCGGACGAACATGAACTCATTCCGAGGCGACCAGGAGTACATTTACACGCGGGTCTCGGCTGAGTCCGGGCGCACGATCCGCCCGATTCAGGAGTACGCCCGCGTCTACTCCTACAAGAGGGACTGTCTCAAGAACGGTGGCCCTCCGACCGATGCAGACATCATCTGCTTTCACGGACGACTGAAGCCCCATAACGTAGGGGACCGATGGGTGCAGGACGCGTATCTTGGCAATGGTATCGGGTAACCCGGAGAGCGGACGGGGACATCCCCATGTGCGGCTCGTGTCATCACATTCGCAGAAATCCGCTCTCTGAGCACGCCTTCGGCTGGTGTTCCATCCCCGTGCCGATCCGAGGGGGACGACCCGTGCGTCTCTATCGAGGATTCCGTTCCATCGGCTGTTGTCTGTTTGCGGAAAACCGGGAAGGGTAGCCATGGACCGAACGCACACGTGCCGGCCGATTCTGATCACCGGGATGCCGCGGTCGGGCACCAGCCTGGTTGCTGGGATTATTCAACTGTGTGGCGCCTGGGGAGGGGAGCTCGTAGGACCGAGTAAGCACAACCGGAAGGGGATGTTCGAGAACAACGAGATCCGGAACCGGACCATCAAGCCCTACTTTCGGAGAATGGGGGCGGACCCACTCGGCCAGCGCGGCTTTCCGGACATCTACCGGTTAGCGTCCTATCCGGATCTCCGCGGCGACGTCCTGGAGATTATTCGCCGGCAAGGGTACGTGAGTGGCCCTTGGTTCTACAAAGAGCCAAAAATGCTCCTCGTGTGGCCGGAGTGGGCGGAGGCGTTCCCGACGGCTCGGTGGGTGATCGTCCGCCGGGACCCGGACGACGTTGTGTCCTCCTGCTTGCGGACTGCGTTCATGCGGGCGTACCAGACCCGGGAAGAGTGGCGTGTCTGGGTCGACCGGCAACTCGAGATCATCCGGGACCTGACGACCGGGGAACGGTTCTCCGGAATCGATTTCCGGGAAGTGTGGCCGGCGCGAGCCCTCGGCGGGGATCTTGGGGAGCTCCAGTCCGTGATCGAGTGGGCGGAACTTGCTTGGAACGGGCCTGCCGTGCGAGACTTTATGGACAACCAGTTGTGGCACGGGAAGGTTGGCGCATGAGCTGGGTCGACCGTTATCTGATTCACGCGTTGGTGTATTGGGCGGCGCCCACCCCGGACGGGACGGGCGGCTACACGTATGACACGCCGGTCGAGATCACTGGTCGGTGGGTCGACAAGGCGGAGCGCTTCCAGACCAGTATGGGAGACACGTTCGTCTCTCGGTCGATCGTGCATGCCGACCAGGAACTCGAGGTCGGGGGTGTTCTCTGGAAGGGAAGCCTCTCGAGCTTGAGCGCGGAGGAGATCACCAACCCGATGCTCCTCGCCGCCGCGTACGCAATCCGCGTCTACCAGTCCACGCCGAACGTAGCCGGGACGATCACGGTCCGGAAAGCGATTCTCTGATGCCAGCCGGGGCTCGGTTCACGGTACACGTGCGGCTCGAGGGGATTCGCGAGAACAGCGTCCGGGTCGTGGACAACATGATCAAAGAGGTGGCCGAGCCGATCTGGAACGGAGTGAACGATATCCGGCGGGCGGCCCGGGTCGCGACGCCGGTCGACCAGGGGAACCTGCGCGCTTCGGCATTCGCTACCGCCGCTCCGGATGGACGCGTGGAATCCGACGGGGCGTTCGTCCCCCGCATGGGCCGCGGCCTCCCCACGATGCCGGAGATGATTGGCCAGCACGCGGCGATGATTGCGGCCCACAAGGTCCGGAATCGGCAACTCATGGCGAGCGCGAAAATCAGCGGCATGGCGGGGTACTCGGCGGTGTATGCTCCGGCGGTTCATGCCCGGCCCGGGTATGCGTTCCTCTGGACGGCGTTCATGACCAACTATAGCCGGATCGGTCGAGACATCCGGGTCGCGCTCAGTCGGGCAATCACTCGGATGCGGGGGGCTGAGAGATGACGGCCAACTCTCCGGCGTACGACGTGGCACTCATGCTGGCGGACGACTCCGGTCTGGCTCTGACGCTCGGAACGGAGCTCTTCGTCCATCGCGAACCGGCCTCCCCCGACGCAGCCGTCACGGTATTTGACGTCGCCGGGTTTGACCCGGATGGCCGCTCCGAGTACGAATACGAGCGCCCCGTCGTCAACATCCGCGTCCGCGGCGTCCGCAATACCGGGGCTCAGACCGCCTACGCGACCGCCAAGGCGATCTGGGACGTCCTCCGCCTCGTGACCGCCGAATCCTGGGGAAACTCCACCTACATCGCGATCTGGCCGACCTCCTCTATCCAGCTCGTGACCTACGACGAGGTAGACCGACCCGTTTACCTGCTTTCGTTCCGCATTCACCGCACACCATCTGTCTAGCCGGGCAGGGACTCGGCCGAGGAGGCGCGCACAATGGCAAGGTCAAGCGCAATCGCAGGAAAGAGCACCGATTTCTACCGCGGATCGACCATCGTCGCCGAGGTGAAGAACATCAACTGGACTGGGAGAGCCCGCGATCTGGCCGAAGTGACGAATATGGACTCGGACGGCGGCTACAAGGAGTGGATCAGCACGTTCAAGGACGGCGGCGAGGTGTCGATCGATCTCAACTGGATTCGAGACGAGTACGACGACCTGATCGTGGACCTCGAGTCGGACGATCCGCAGTCCTACCAAATCATCTTCGGGGATTCCGGAGCGACCGAGTTCGACTTCTCGGCCTTCGTGACGAATGTCGACATTCAGTCCTCGATGGACGACGCTGTCCTGTGTACCGTGACGTTCAAGATCACGGGCCAGCCGACCATGACGACATGATGACGTAAGCACCGATCCTCCTGGGACGTCCGAATGCGGCCGGGGGAACGAGGGTTCCCTCCTTTCGCTCTCCAGTACCTCGGCCCGTCGGAGGGTAGGGGTGGGCGGTTTTTTGAGGATCGGCGGCGGTAGTGGTAGCGGTAGCAGGAGGTCGGATGGCGCGTTCGAGTGCACTAGCGGGCAAGAACTCCACGCTCGGGTTTGGGAGCGGCGGGGCTCTGATTGCCGAGATTGTGGACTTGAGCTGGAACGGGCGCGCAGTAGACCTGATCGACGTCACGAACATGGACTCGGACGGCGGCTACCGCGAGTTCATCGCCGGCATGCGGGACGGTGGAAGCCTAGCTCTCGCGCTCAATTTCCTGAGAACAGAGTATGAGGATTTCATCGACGGGTTGGAGAGCGACGACCCGGAGGACTACACGCTCGACCTCCAGTCGGGGGACGCGTTTACTCTCGACGGGTTCGTGGTTAATGTCGACGTGGTGGCAGATCTCGGCGAGGAGGTGATTTGTAGAGTAGATATAAAGATTGATGGTAAGCCAGGACCTATAGTTGTTCCTCCAACTCCTCCAGTAGCGGATAGTTACTACGATAACTTTGTCGGTGCTACCAATACGGATCTGATCGACCACACTATGGATAGTGGCCAATCCTGGACATATAGTACATTTCAAACTCCGCCGAAACGATCTGCTATTCTACTGTATGCCACGAATGAGTCTGCGTTTGATTCTTACGGTGAGAGTTACTACTGGGCGGAAGAGGTTGACTCGTCGGCTGACTATTACACGTTGGGGACGTTTCTTCGAGCTGGAGCTGGACTAGGGGGAGATTTCTTCGGAGTATTGGCTCGGGCTATCGGGTCCGGAGAAGTCGGAAGTCCAACCGATGATCTGTACGCCTTCGTGTGGAAGATTTTGGACAACTTTTCCAACGTTGGGCGGTTTTCATTGATCCGGTGGAGGAAAGCGACCAGTTCAGGCGATCCAGAAGCTGTATTAGAGTGGCAAGCGGGTAGTACCTATGAGTGGCCGTTATCAGATGAGCACGACATGAAAATAGAAGTTGAAGGGAGAAACGTACGATGTTATCTGGATTCTGTGAAAGTGTTCGACTTGGATGACTATTCAGTAGACGGGAATGGTAATACATACGTGAGTTCCGCCGGATCTCCAGGTATTACTATTACCAGTAATTGGAATACGCTACAGTCTCAGTGTAAGTACTTTGAGTCCGGACCGTTGTCTTAGTCGTGGTGCCGACCCTGATCATCCACCAACTGAGGAGGAAGCTACAGATGGGATACCTGACCCGAGAACAGATCATCCAAGCAAGCGACCTGAAGACCGTGGAAGTCCCGTGCCCAGAATGGGCCGACGGAGACGCCGTCGCCGTCCTCGTGCGTCAGCCTTCCGCCGGTGTCATGGAAGAGATGGGCCTCCGCGTGCTCGACTATCAGAGAACAACCGGGACGGAGGGCGTTCCTCCCGAGATCCGGACGTGGTTCGTCTCCCGGATCGTGGTGGACTCAGACGGGAAACGCTTGTTCACGGATAAGGACGTCGAGCTCTTGCGAGAAAAGTCCTTGGCGCCCATTCAGCGGATCTTCGAGGCCGGCCAGGAGCTCGGCGGGATCACCGAAGCGGAGCTCGACGACGCCAAAAAAAACTGAGGGAGGACCCGAGACGACGAATCTACTTCCGGATCGCGCTCGCGCTCGGGTTCCCGCATCCGGACTACCTTCTGGAGGCGCTCACGTGGCAGCAGTTGCTGGATTGGCTGATCTACTATGAGCTCGAGCCCTTCGGCGAGGAGCGGGCGGACTACCGGATCGGCCAACTCACAGCGGCGGTGTATAACGCGCTCCGAAAATCCGGCGGCAAGAAGTGGAAGCCGTCTGATTTCCTTCTCGGCGTCCCGATCAAGGCGGACCGGGAAGCAGATGTCGAGCGGATGAAGCGGCTCGCCAAGATGATCACGATTGCGCATGAAGGGCGGATCATCGAGCGAGAGAAGGCGGGAATGGGGGTGGAGGGGAGAATGGGTACAGGAGGCGAGAATGGCGTCTGACGGCAGTCTGGGGCGGTTGTGGATCGACGTCCGGGCAGACCTGAGTCGTGTGGAAGCAGACCTTCGACGTCTGGAGCGAACGGTCACTCGTAGTGCTGGCCGATCTGCAGCGGCTTTCCGAAGTATGGATACGGGAGCTCGTGGAACAGAACGCGCTGTTCGATCTCTTACTGGGTCCGTTCTCAAGTTGGCTGGAACATATATCGGCTTGCGGGCTCTCAAGAATACGGTCGTAAAGATTGGAGAATCGTTTCTCGAGTCTGCCGCTTCCGCCGCTGAGATGCGGATTGTCTTGGACACCCTCACCAAAGGTCATGGAGCTGATGTCTTCAGCGCCATCGATCAAGCGACGATCGGTCTTCCCATCTCCGTCAACAAAGCGGCGATGGCATTCCGGACCATGTCGGCGATGGGGCTCAAGCCGACGATGGATCAGATGCGGACTATTCTGGATATCGCGACTGCGTTAGGAGGGAAGTGGGATACACTCGAGGGTATCAGCCGAGCGATGGGTCAGATCGCGGCGAAGGGGAAACTGGAAGCGCAGGAGCTCCGGCAGTTGGCGGACCGCGGCGTCCCGGCGATGCAGATCCTGACGGAAGAGTTGGGGTTATCCGGAGAAGAATTCAAAAACCTCACGCGGGCAGGGATTACCGCGAAAATGGCACTGGACGCGTTGTTTGTCGGTATGCAGAAGATCGCTGGAGGGGCCGCCGCCGAAGTAGGGACGAAATGGACTGGATTAGTTTCCAGACTTCGGGCTAATTGGGAGCGGTTCGGTCGCTTTGTTATGGAGTCAGGACCATTCCAAGTCATGCAAGAAGAGTTACGTAAATTCATTGATCAGACCGACCAGTGGATTCGAGACGGGACTCTCAAACGGTGGGCTGCCGATACAGCTAAAGTAGTTCTAGAATCGTTTAGGATTATGGTGGAGGCGGCAGGGATATTCCTTAAGTCTCTTCTGGCCATAAAAGCCGGGTATCAGATGGTGTCTCTTGGGTTTAAGGGTCTCCAAGCGGGCGCTATCAAAAATAGTATAGAAGATATAAATGACGCACTAGATAAGGACGCTTGGTGGAGAAAGTTCGTACCTGATAAGTACTTGAAAAAGCTGGATGATGTAAACAGAAAAACACTGGAGATATTGGAACCAAAATTATCGGAAAAAGGAGATGAGTTTGTAGATACATTTAATGATTTGTCAAAGAGTTTGGAGTCTTTACCTGGTCAGTTCGATTCAATCACGTCTGCTGTTGACAGACTTGTCGCCAGTATAGAAAAGGCCAAAAACGCTAAACCGATCGAAGGGATAACAGAAACTCTTTGGATTGAACCGGTCCAGGGGCAGTTGAGACCCCCAGGAATCCAACCGCAAGCGTTTGAGCAGAATTTTCCCCACGAGATGCCCGGTGGGGCGACTCTCGTGGTAGTTGATAGACTAAATGAAGGGATGGGAGAATTAGCAAAAAACGCAGAGTTAGCACTTCAAGGGATTGGGGAGCTGTCTGAGCTTGGAGTACTACAATTAAATACCAGAGTAGAAGAGAGTATACCGACATGGCTAGAGTGGGCGAATAGTGTACAGTTGACAGTTTTGGACATACGGAGAGAAATAGAACAACTAGGGTCGTCAATGGTTAGCGGGATAGGATCTGCGTTCGCTCAGATGATCGTCTACGGAGAATCGTTCGCCGACTCCATGAAGAACCTCTTCAAATCGATCGCGGCGCAAGTGATTCAGTCTCTGGTCTCGATCGCGGTCAAGTGGCTTCTGACGACTGAGACCATGATGGCGATCAAGCGAGCGCTGTTCGCGGAGGAGACGGCGCAGAACGCCGCACTGGTCGCTACCGGGACGGCGCGGCACGACGCCCCGGCAATCGGTTGGGGCGCTCTCGCGACTGGTCTCGCGGCCGGGTTGGCGGCAATCGCGCTGAGTGCACTTATCTTCTCGAAGGCGATGGCGGATACGGGGCTCACGGAAACGCCTCCCGGCCGCTCCATGGTGAGCGTCGAAGGTGGGGAGCGTATCCTCTCCCGCGACCAGAACCGGGATCTGACGGAATTCATGCAGGGGGGCCGGGACCGCCCCGTCCAGCTCGTCCTCAACGACCGCGTCCTCGGGGAAGTGTTGGTCGACATGACCCGAGAGGGTCGTCTCCCGCTCGTGACGAGGCGCTGACATGCCGGCACGACTGCTGTGGGATAATTGGTTTGACGACGCTGATCTGACCGCTTCGAGCGCGACGTTTCGGGGGGCAGCATCCAACCTGCAGGACGACCTCTTGAGCCGCGTGTGGCAGACGGGGAACTCGACTGCAGCTGAGACGCTCGTGATCGATCTTGGGTCTGCGATGACGCCGACCGTGTTTGCCGCCGTGGCGCACACGCTCACGAGCGGGGACTCCCTGATCAAGCTCCAGGGGCACTCGTCGGACAGCTGGGGCTCCCCCACCGTGAACGAAACGATCACCTTCACGGCGGACAAGCTCATCCACTACATCGCGAGTCCGCAAGCACTCCGATACTGGCGGTTCATCTTCACCAAATCGTCCGCCGGGGAGCGGCGCCGGTTCGGCCGGATGTTCCTCGGCCCCTACTTTGAGCCGTCGCGCGCGATCGACCAAGGGGGGTTCGTCATCCAGCCGGTTGACCTCTCTGTAACGAGTCGGTCGATCGGTGGCCCGACCTGGACCGATATCCGACCGAAAATCGAACAGGTCCGCGTGGAATTCTCTACTGCGGCGCAAGCGACGTACGACGAGTTCAAGGACATGGTCGACGCGATGGGGACCAGTATCCCCGTGTGGTTGGCAGCCGACCCGACGAATTACCCGGCCGAGTGGCTGTGGTTCGGGAAGCTCAGCAACTTGAGAGAGCGAGTCCACCGGTACTACGGCGGGTCAGGTACAGACCACTTGTGGGATTTAGCTCTCGAGCTCACTGAGGAACCCTTCTAGTGGCAGACGTTACCAACGCAGCGTACCCTCACTACACGAATGCAACCTTCCCGGGTCATACCGATGGCACGCTCATATCGGATAATGATACTGGGACGTATATTCAGAATTTCTCATATATCGCTATTGACCTGGAGTCAAACGCAGCTATAGTCAACACGATTCGGTTACACATTCTTAATCAGCAAGCCAGAGACAACTATCAGTCCGCTAGCCTACAGGGATCAAACAATTCAACGGATGGTGTCGACGGTGATTGGGATACGCTAACATCCCTGGCCGGGCTAACTCAAACATCCGGCTGGGATGAAATCGCGTTTTCTAACTCGGTATCGTATCAGTGGTATCGGGTGTACGGAACACCAGGGAACAACGACTCAGTAGGAACTGAGTGGGAATTATTAGAATCCACTGCCAGCTCAAGTCCATCTGCTAGCCCGAGCGTAACCCCTAGCTCAAGCCCCTCCGGAACACCTAGTTCGAGTCCGTCTGGTACGCCGAGTGCGAGCCCGAGTGTCACGCCATCGAGCACGCCGTCGTCCTCTCCGTCTGGGACTCCATCCTCGTCGCCGAGCTCAAGCCCGTCTGGGACGCCGTCGTCCTCTCCGTCTGGGACCCCCAGCGCGAGTCCCAGTGTCTCCCCCTCCGGGACCCCCAGCACGAGCCCGAGTGCGTCCCCGTCGAGCTCCCCGTCTGCAAGCCCCTCGGCGTCCCCGTCTGCGACTCCTAGCTCCAGTCCGTCCTCCAGTCCCTCGGAAACGCCGAGCAGCAGTCCGTCGTCGAGTCCAAGCGGTACCCCAAGCGTATCCCCGTCCGTTACACCCTCGTCGAGTCCGAGCGGCACCCCGTCGGGGACGCCGTCCACGTCGCCCTCTGCCACGCCGAGTGCGTCCCCGTCGAGCTCCCCCTCCCCCACTCCTGGGGACACGAGCATTCTGTGCGCCACGAACGCGACTCGAGTGTTCCTGGCCGAGGTCCGGGCCCGGCAACACATTCCCTACTGGGTCGAGAACTCCGACGGCAGCTACACGTGTACCGCGCTCGAGTGGATCGTCACGCGGCTATTCAAGAATGGTGTCGAGCAGGACGGTGGGGACTGGAGCTGGGACACGGCGACCGGGGAGATCACCTGGACGGGGAGCGGCGATCCGCGGTCAAACTACATGCAGGCGGAAGTGGAATTCCAGTGGTCCAACACAGTCGGGAAGGTATTCACGCGAACCGACCTCGATTCTCTCCCCGTGAGCTACGAGCCGCGCATCAAGGGGGCACCCACGATCAACCTCCGCATCCCGCCGCTGTTCGACGGTTCGGACGCTCAGATCGGTGGCGGCGCGATCACGCTCGAGAACGGAGACGGGTTCTTCGACTCCATTCGGGAGCTCGACTGGGACGCCGGGTACGCGCATCTGAAGCTCGGGATCGACTACCCGGGTGCCGGCGGCGACATGATCGAAATGGCGTACGCGGACTATTACTCGCAAGGCGTGTGGGCGATCCGTGGCTGGGATACCAGCTATCCGGACGCTCGCCTCGACGTGAAGGACCGGAAAGAGAAGATTGGCATCAACATTCCGCTCAACCGCTACTCGAGCGACGATTACCCGAGCATGGACACCGACAGCCAAAGCTCGGTCGTACCGCTCGCGTACGGCGTGATCCAGAACGCGGCGCCGATCTGCATCAACATCACGACCGGGACGTTTCAGCTCGCCGACACGACGTATCACTCGATCGGGAGTGTGGACCGGGTCACGGTCAACAGCGTCGATGTGGCGTACTCGTACGACTTGGACGCCGGCACGATCACGATTCCGAACTGGACAAACGACGCGACCGCCGCGGAAGAGGATAGCTCGCTCGTGTCGGGGGAAGTTCTGGTGTGGTTCTCCGGGTACGTGGACGGAGACGGAGTGCTCATCTACAACCCGGCCGACGTGATCGAGGATCTGCTCTCGACATGGGGCGGGTCGGCTGCGGATCTGGATACGGCCGCGTTTGCTGCGGCAGCGTCGGACTGGAACCTCGGCACGGACGACGCCACCGGGCTGAGCGTGCCGATCCACGAGATTAGCCTCTACGTAGATGAATCGACCGATCTCGTGGATCTGTGCTCCGATATCGCCGCCTGGTGTAACGGCGTCTTCTACACGGATCTCGACGGCCAATACGTCGTGAGTGCGTGGCAGCCGAGACCGGGAGACGTGGCGGAAGCTCGGTTGACCGAAGACCACATCTTGAGCGAACCGATCGAGGAGGTGGATGCCCGGGACGTGAGGACTGTCGCGTCGGCGACCTACAGGCGGGACCTGGCGGCGGATAGCGGGCGACTGTTCACGCACACGGGGAATAAGTACAAGTACCGGGGAGGGCTGCCCGCCCACAAGACCGAGTCGGACGAAGTCCCGTTCTATAACCGCCCGGCGGCGCGTCTGTGGGCGGTGCGGATCGTCGGGTTGCGGGGCCGTCCAACGCGAATCTGGGATCTTCCGGCTGTCTCTCCATGCGCGTTCGAGCTCGTCCCTGGAGATCCGGTCGAGATCGCGCAGTCGGTGATCGCGAGCTCGGGTGCCCGACTCCTCCCTCCGGCCGGTATCTACGAAGTCCTCGAGGTGTCCCGGGATCTCAAAGGAGGGACAGTCGGGTTGGTGCTCTCGCCGTGGCGGGGACTCGAGGACCGGTCTGGATTCTGGGTCGAGGACGGGAACGACTTCCCGAGCTGGATGGACGTCACCACGTCGGTCGGTGCCGACCAGTGGGACAGCGGCTGGTCCGCCGCCGAGAAAAAGTGGGCCCGGGAGAACTCCGGCTACTGGTGCGACGATGACGGGTTTGCCGACCCGGATGACGAAGACAGCTACGACGTGAGCGTGTGGGTGTAGAGATAGGAGGATGATGCGTGGCGACCCTGCCGGATAAACCCGTTACCGGGGAAGCAACCAAGGTGAGTTGGGCCGAGGGGGTGATCGACTACCTCTCGGACCTCAACAGTCGGATCGGAGCTGGGGGAGGAGGTGTCCCGGCAAACGGTAGCTTCGAGCTCGATACCAACGCGGACGGCGACCCGGATAGCTGGGACGTGACGGAATCGAGTGCAACGTTGTCACTCGATAGCTCGGATGCGATTCACGGGCGCCAGTCCGTCAAGTTTTCATTCGGCGCCACGACCGGGACTGGGACGGTGACGAACGATACCTTCCTGGAGTGTGCCGAGGGGCAGCGACTCGAGCTCAGTTACTACGTGAAGGGGAGCTGGGAGAACTCGGCTGGGGGGCTCCCGCACAAAGCGCATATTCTGTTCTTCGACGACACGAGCCCCACGCCGGCGGCGCTCTCGACCGTCACGCTCGTGGACGAGGGGGACACGCCGACATTCTGGGACAAGTACAGTCTCCAGACGGTTGTCCCAGCCGGCGCGTTCTACTACAAGATCCGTCTCCAGGCTGGGGATGGCGCCACTGCGGTAGCGGGCCAGAACGTGAAGTTCGACCAAGTCGAGTGCCGCGTGTACCACGGGAGAGTGAATGTCGCGTGGGGATCGCCGCTACAGTTACTGGACCCGGTCAGCCCGACGACGACGACCTACACGGTGACGGTGACGGATGAGGCGCTCGGGTCTGGGGTGTTGGACGGGGAGCGGCCCACAAAGGTGGCCGTGTACTACCTGATTGAGGTCGCCGCGTCCGAATCCGTCCAAGTGACGATCACGGACGGATACGGTGTCGTGGTGTGGGACGCGCAACACAACAACTCGGGAGGGTCGATTCCGGCGACATACACGCCGATTGCCCGGCCCGGATATCTGTGGGTCGCGCTCAACGAACGGGGAGAATTTACCGTCACGATCGATGACGACGAGCCGACGGATTTCAACCTGGACGGCTACGCGTATGAGGTTTGATCGGGCGTTGGGTATGAACGGGCCCGCCAAGCACCGGGCGACGACTCCTACTGGGTCGGGGGAGTTCAAGCCCGTTCGGGGGCTGAGGGAATCGCGACCCCTCAGCCCCCGATTTTTCTTGGCGGCAAGGGATAGGTTATACTCGAACGGCAGGCACGAGACTCTCAGGCGCTCTCTCTGATACGGAGGAACCATGGCAGACGACACCGGTGAAATCGGCCGAGAGGCCGCCGAAGCGACCGAGTTCCGCAAGATCAACGACACGGTCGTGACTTCGGGTGGTCCGGCTTACTGGACCAACATGATGATGGCGAACGCCGTCAACCAGCAGGCGAACATGTACCAGATCGGCAATGCGATCACTGGGAAGATCGTTGAGCTGATCATGGCGACGAGTCCCGCAGAGGGCGCGAGCGACGCAACGATGCAGTCCCTTGTCAACAGATTGTCGGCGATGACGCCGAGTCCCGGCCCGGCAGCTGCACCTGCCGGACCTGCGGAGAGGACGCCGTAGGACTGTAGGACTGTAGGACCGTAGGACCGTAGACCGATAACCGCTAGCTGATTACAAAGAGAGCGCCTGAGAGTCTGATTATCTGTCGCGATTAAGTATAACATCCTGAATAGAGATTGAAAAGGAGACAGGAAATGGCACAACCTGATTCCAGATACCGCGTGAAGCTACAATTCGTCGTCGAGGAGATCGGCAAGGAGGACGAGGAGCCGATGTTCGACTCCGGATCTATGACGTGGTCCGGAATGAACTACGAGTCGATGACGTTGTTCGAGGCCGGCATGATGGATGCCGTCACGGGGATGCTCAAGGACTTTGGTCTAGCGGGCATCGCGGAAGTGAAGCGACTCGGAGGAGGGGGCGGAGGAGAAAAGACTTCCGGCGAGAAGAAGCCCTAGTCCCTCTCTACCCGATCTGCCCCGATGCGTGTGTGGGCGGTTGATCAATTTATGGGTGTTTGGCCTCCCGAACACGCGTTGCCAGTTCTGCTGGATCGTCCACATAGACCGAGCACTGCGCGCGGACCATTGTAGGTAGAGGGCAGTGTTCGAGTCGCCTCTCACCGAAGGAGATCATCCATGGCAGGGTCTATCTTCCTCAACGTCCTCAACGTCCTCGTGCCGCAGCTCGTCAATCTTCTCCCGACGGAGATCGTCAAGGGGGGCCTCGACAAAGCGCTCGACGCGATCGAGGACGCCGTGGAGAAGTCGGAGTCGAAGCTCGACGACGCGACGATTCTCCCCCTCTGTAGCATGATTCGGCGGACGCTGGACATCCCGGACAATGACGACTGAGGTGCGTCGGGGGCATCGTGGACTCGTTCTGGGGTTTATCGTTGCGGCGCTCGTTCTGGCCGCGGCGGTCGCCAACGCCGAACCCGTCACACTGGCGTGGGACCCCAACCCGCCGGAAGAGAACGTCACGGGGTATATCGTTTACTACGGCGTCCGCTCCCGGGCCGATCCGGCATGGACCGGGTACGACTCGGAAGTGGACGCCGGCACCGTGACGGAGTTCGTGGTGGAGCTCCCGAACGAGTATCAAGTGTACTACTTCTCGGCAGTGGCCTATAACGCGTTCGGTCTGCGGAGCGACTACTCGGATGAGATCTTCCGACCGCCGAGAGCGCCGGGGCGCGTGAAGAATTTGCGGCGGCAGTGAGAGGACCCGGACGGGGACGGGGACTCCGACGGGAGTGACCTTAGAAGAGTCCGGTCGGAGTGTTTGTTGGAGTTTTCGAGACGATTCGGACAGTAAACTCAGTTGAGAATTTACGGAGGTCTATATGCCGGTAGTCTTTAGCGTCATCGCCGAAAACAGCGTCCTCGGAATTAGCTAAATGGAGAAGAAGTGATGAAACGCTGGTTTGTTTGCCCGATGGGTGATTATGAAGGCGAGGAAACGAGAGTTCCAAAAACGAATCTATACCCATGCAACAGCCGAGTTTGGTCAAAACAAGGATTCAACTGGGCTGTTGGACAGTTGGCAGCCTCCGATCTTACTGATCTCAGTGCCGATCCGGATATTTATTTGTGGCCTGATACAGCGCTTGATAATACGTGGGGGAGTTTGCCGCCGAATGTACGTAATGTGACAATAAACGCTTTAGGCCATGCTGGGTTTGAAACAAGCGCAATCAAGAACCAGATGACTATGCGTGAGGTTCTGCATTATGTCGTTCATCAGATGCACACAACAATAAATATCGAAGCAGGTGATGTGGTCGATATAGAGAGCTAGTGTGGCAACATATTTTACTGACGACTTCGCCGATTTTGCAACTGACTGGACAGCTCGATACAACACCAGTCCGTCTACGGATTGGAGTGTTTCTGGTGGAAATCTTGTTCAAACAACTGGCGCGACGAATGACTGGGTTAACAGATCGTGGACTGATGTTGAAGATGGCAATCATTATGATGTAGAAATACTAATAAAGGTAACTTTCAGCAGCCTCTCAGCCGCTAATTACATTCTTTTTTCTCGCGGTTCCGGCGGCGACGAATCAGCTACACTATATGCAGTCCGAGTTTTTTCAAGTTCGTTTCGGATCTATTATTGTAGCGGTTCTGATACACCTGTGCAGGTTGCAACAACAGGGGTTACTATAAGCGCAGATACCGACTATTGGGTACGATTTAGAATCAATGGATCTAGTGATACAACGTGTCAAGCAAAGATCTGGGCCGATGGTGGGGCGGAACCTGGGTGGGATATTGATACAACAGACCCCAACGGTCCTACAGCAGCAGGATGGGCAGGTGGAAGTTGTTACAGTCTGACCTCCTCGGCAACAATCTATCAGCTGGGCGTAGGCACCAACGGAGACACGGCGCCGAGTAGTGTGGGCGGCGGCCCGAGCGCGTCTCCATCCGCATCTCCCAGCGCGAGTCCATCGGCGAGCCCGAGCGCGTCTCCCAGCGCCTCGGCGTCCGCTTCCCCGTCGGCTAGTCCTTCGGGGTCGCCATCCGCCTCGCCGTCGGCGAGTCCGTCAGCAAGCCCGTCAGAGAGTCCCTCGGCGAGCCCGAGTGGATCTCCGTCCGGTACGCCCAGTGCGAGTCCGAGCGCTTCAGCCTCACCGTCGGCTAGTCCCTCGGAGAGTCCGTCCGGTACGCCCAGTGCAAGTCCGAGCGCGTCCCCCTCGGCGTCTCCCAGTGCCAGCCCCAGTGGAACACCGTCGGCAAGCCCCAGTGGAACACCGAGTGCGAGTCCATCCGCCTCGCCGTCGGCTAGCCCCTCTCCGGGTCCGAACTGTATTGTCGACCAGGAACAGACGGACGAAGACTCCGATGTGAATTTCGGATACAACGACTTCCGCCACGTTGGCCAGTCGTTCGTCCCGTCCGTAACGGCGGACATCTGCGGATTCGAGGCCTACGTCTGGAAGGTGGGCACCCCGACCGGGACCGTGTGGGTAGAAATCCATCCGGATAGCGGAGGCGAGCCGGACATCGGAACGGTGCTCGACACGTCGGCGTCGTACAATATCGCCAACTTCGGCACGACGGCAGGGCAGCACTTTTTTGAGTTCACCGGGGACGTGCAGCTGTCGTCCGGCGTGACGTACTGGGCGGTGATTCACGTCAGTGCTCTAGGGACTGCGGCGAACCACCTCCGGACTCGAGCAGCGTCGGACGACGATGTCGACCCGTACTCAGACGGGACGGCACTCATACAGGATCACGAGGACAACTGGGTCGTCGTAGGACTTGCGAATTACGAGGATCTGTGGTTCCGGGAACGGTATGACGACACGACGGTGAGTACCCCGAGCGCTAGTCCTAGTGCTAGTCCGTCGGCGAGCCCGTCAGAGTCTCCGTCTGCAAGCCCAAGCGGAACGCCGAGTGCTTCTCCCTCCGCTTCTCCGTCGGAGAGTCCGAGTGGCACGCCGTCCGGTACTCCCAGTGCTAGTCCGAGTGCGTCACCGTCGGCTAGCCCCAGTGCCAGTCCGAGCGCGTCGGCATCTCCGTCTGGGAGTCCATCAGCAAGTCCAAGTGGTACACCATCGGAGAGCCCGTCTGCATCGCCGAGCGCTTCCCCGTCGGCAAGCCCGTCCGCGAGTCCGTCAGCCTCCCCCTCGGCAAGCCCAAGTGCCAGTCCTAGCGGGACACCCTCTGCTTCTCCTAGTGGAAGCCCGTCCGGCACTCCGTCCGCGAGTCCCAGTGCTTCCCCGTCCGGGACGCCGAGTGCAAGCCCAAGTGGGACACCGTCGGCAAGTCCGAGCGTAACTGGAAGCGCCTCACCGTCGGCTAGCCCGAGTGCTAGCCCCAGTGTCAGCCCTAGTGCGTCTCCGTCCGCAAGTCCGTCGGCGTCTCCCTCGGAGAGCCCCAGTGCAAGTCCGTCGGTGTCTGCTTCCCCGAGTGCCTCACCGTCGGCCAGCCCTAGCGCCAGTCCGAGTGCTAGCCCTAGCGAGAGCCCATCCGGGACACCGTCGGAGAGCCCATCCGCTAGCCCGAGTGCCACGCCGTCAGCCAGCCCGTCCGGCAGTCCTTCGGCTAGTCCATCTGCATCTCCGTCAGCAAGCCCATCGGCATCCCCTTCGGCTTCCCCGTCCGGAACGCCGTCCGCTTCACCTTCTGCTTCACCCTCGGAGAGTCCGTCGGCCAGCCCGTCGGCTACTCCCAGCGCTTCCCCATCCGGGACGCCGAGTGCTTCCCCATCTGCCAGTCCTAGCGCCACGCCGTCCGCGAGTCCATCCGCTTCTCCGTCCGGCACTCCGTCTGCAAGCCCGAGCGCCACACCTTCTGCCTCCCCCTCCCAGTCCCCGTCGGCTAGCCCGAGCGGCAGCGCTTCCCCCTCCGCTTCCCCCTCCGCTTCCCCGTCAGCAAGTCCGTCCGCCGGTCGCAAAGCCATCAAGGACTTCACCGACATCGGGACACGATCGAGGAGCTTCCGCTCTCTCGTCTCCCGTCTGCGCCGATTCGATCTGCCGCCGAGGAGGTAGCCGGTGAGCGACACTGCCGACCTGACCGTGATCTTCCTGACCAACAACGAGCTCCGGCCGCGGTGGACGGATTTCCAGCTCGAGACGCTGAAGTACGCGGTCGACGACGCGCCCGTGATCTCGGTCTCCCGAGTGCCGGTGGCGTTCGGCGACCCAAATATCCTCCAGACCGAGCCGAAGAGCGGCTGGAACGTCTACCGGCAGATGTTGAACGCTGCGACGTTTGTGCGTACTCCCTACATTGGGATTGCGGAGGACGACACGCTGTACACGCGGAAACACTTCTATGAGTTTCGCCCGCCACCCGGATCGGTAGCTTACAATCGTTCGCGGTGGACGGTGCTCTCCTGGGTGGGGCGCCCGATGTTCGGCGTCGTCCGAAAGTGGGGGAACTTTGCCCTGATTGGGCACACCGACGTGATCATTGGGGCGCTCGAGGAACGAATGACGAAGTGGCCGGGGGAGAAGGGGGGTCCAGCCGCCGGGGAGCTCGGGCGCCGAGACGTCGAGACGCAGCTCGGCGTGACACCCGTTCCGGCGGTCGAGTGGTGGGGATCGGACCCGATCGTGAACGTGGCGCATCCGCAAGGACTGTCACCGACCTACATTGGCCGTAAGGGCCTGAAGCGCTCCATCGGGGAGATCAAAGCGATTGAGATCCCCGGTTGGGGGCGCGCCGACCATCTCACGGAGATATTCAACGAGGGAGACAATGCCGAAACGTGAACAAGAGAGGAAGAGGAAACGCACCGACCCAGCAGCGGAACTGTACGGGATCCTCCAGAAGCATTTCCGGTTCGTCCGCGGCCGGGACAACATGCCGATACTCGCTACGCCGCGGGCCGGCCGGAATCACGGCCGGTTGGCGCTCGCGGGCGCCATGGCGGACATGGGGTTGAAACTCGGGCTGGAGCTCGGGACGCGGTATGGCCAGTCCGCACGAATCTGGCTGGATGTCATCCCGGGACTCGAGCTCGTGTGCGTCGACCCGTACCAAGCGTACCATCGGACCAACCAGGCGGAGCAGGAGAAGGTGTACCGGGATGCTCAAGCGAACCTGGCGGAGTACCGGAATGTAGCACTCTTGCGTATGACGAGCCGAATGGCCGTCCCCAGCTTCGAGGACGGGAGCTTGGATTTCGTCTACATCGATGGCGACCACACGTTCGACGAGGCGGTCCAGGATATCATCCAGTTCGTCCCCAAGGTCCGGACGGGCGGATTGGTGATGGTCCACGACTATTGCCACTTCCGCTTATCCGGCGTCATCCAGGCGGTCGACGCCTACACGCACTGTCACCGGATCGAGCCCTGGTACGTGACCCGGGACTACGAGCCGACCGCGTTCTGGCAGCGCGGATCGGAGCGCGCCTGATGGACGCCGCGACACTTCGGTATCTGGAGGGGATGCGGCCGGATCTCGACGCTCGGGGGCAGTGGGCGTGCGTCGGGAACGCCAAGACGGCGCAGAAGTCGATCATGCTCGGGGTGCTCTACGGTCGGCAGGTCCGGTATCGTCGTGGTCCGCGTAACTGGCAGGCGGTCTGGGACAACATGTTCGCCCCGCGCCCGGACGACGTGCTGTGGTTCACGTTTGTGCGGAATCCGTTCGACTATGTCGTGAGTGCATTCCATTTCCTACAGCAGCGCGGCGAGATCGAGCCCCAGTGGGGCTTCTCGGCCTATGTGCGGGAGGTGTTGGGCGTGACGGGTCCGGACGTGAACCGGCATTTCCGCGCCCAGTACTACACCTACATGCGGGAAGGGGAGCCGATCCGGGAGATGTTTGTCGGCCGGTTCGAGCATCTGCATCGGGACTGGGCCTACATTGCCGGTCGGATCGGGGAGACACACATTCTCCCGCACCGGAACTCCAGTCGGCACGCGCGGTACACGGAGTACTACGACGATGAGAGTCGGGAGACGGTAGCAGGGATCTACCGGACGGATCTCGAGGCACTCGGGTATACGTTTGGGGACTGACGGAGACGGCGACCGATGTTTCACGTTCTGCAGATTGAAACGTCGTCCTGGTGTAACCGGGCGTGCGTGACGTGTCTCCGGCAGACGTACCCGGACCGAGACAGGATCAAACCGTGGTTCTCGCAGAATTACCTGCCGACGGAGACCGTGGTCGGTCTACTGGAAGCCGGTCGGAAGAGGGGGAATGTCCGGCGGGTGGCATTCAACTTGTATAATGAGCCGACACTGGACCCCAGGTTGCCGGTGTTTGTCAGGATGGCCAAGGAACTAGGATACCCACATGTCCTATTCTGCACGAACGGAGATATGCTGACTAAGCGGTTGGCAGCTGACCTGGACGGATGGGTGGACTCGATTCGGGTTGCGCTGTACCCGAGTCGTGAGATGGAAGGCCGGAAGGGCACTATCCGGAGTTTATTCTACCGGACGGCCATTCGGTTCACCGGAGGGAAGCACCGGAGTACGCACTTTCTTGGCAGTCGTGGCGGCAGCGGCCATGACGAAGCGCTCGAGTTCCACTGTCGGCACGCGGCGGGTAATCTCATCGTCAACCACCAAGGGGACGTGTGCCTGTGCTGCGACGAGATCACACCAGATGTGTACCTGGGGAACGCGATCCTGGACCCGATCCCCAGTCTGTGGGAACACGAGGGTCACGTGCGCGTCGTGATGGGGCTTAGGCATCCGGGTGGACGGAAACGAGTACCGTATTGCCGGACGTGCCCGAAGACCGCCAGGGAGCGTCGAACGATTACCGTGGAGGCGGCATGAGTGTTGATCGGCAGACCCGGGTCTCGATCGTCATCCCGGTGCTCAACTCTCACGAGGTGGTGCGGCGGCAAGTGGCGCATTTCCGGCGTATCGGGTTACCAGCCGATGTCGAGCTCGTGCTCGTGGACGATGGGAGTGACCCGCCACTCGAGGTGGAGTCGACGCCGTTCGCGTGTCGCATCCTGCAGACGGGGGACACCCGCCCCTGGACGTGGGCCTTGGCGAGGAATGCTGGAGCTCGAGTAGCGACCGGTCGGATGCTCCTGATGACGGATATCGACCACATCCTGAGCCGGGAGTTGATCGATACCGTGCGAAAAAGTAAGTATCAGAAGATCCAGTTCAAGCGCGAGTTCGGCGTGTTGACGGTTGAGGGCGAGTTTACGCAGGATTACGAGGAGTTGCAGAAATATGGACTGCCTGAGATCCGACTCCAATCCCACGGCGTGAAGCTCCAGCCGCTCACGAACAACTTTGCCATGCGGGCGGACGTCTTCTGGGAGCTCGGCGGGTATCGGGAAGACCTGGTGGAGCGACCGTATCCACAAGGGGAAGATCGGCTGTTTCGCAAGCAGTGGCAACGGTGGGTGGACGCCGGCAAGGGGAAGGTCGATCCGTACCGCCCCATCATTTACATGTTTCCCAACGGGTACTATTGTGGCGATGTCGACTTCAATCCATTCGGTCTTTTTCACCAGACGAGCCGAAAGACGAGAAGGAATCCGCTCCATGACGACCGGTGAAGCTACTGTTCGGGAGGTAGTCATCCCGGTCGCTGCCGCGGCCACTCCCCCGGCGATCGATGTCTCGGTCATCATCCCGGCCCGCCACGAGATCTTCCTCGAGCGCACGATCACGGACGTGGTGCGGGCGGCAAAGGCCAACACGGAAGTGATCGCAGTGTGCGACGGATACTGGCCGGACCCGCCGATCGCGGATCATCCTCGGGTGAACGTCCTCCACTACTCGACCGCGATCGGGCAGCGGGCCGCCACCAATGCTGGAGTACGGGCGGCCCGCGGCACGTACGTGATGAAGCTCGACGCCCATTGCGCGGTCGGCGACGGGTTCGACGTCAAGCTGATGGC